CTACGGGTACTACGGGGACTACGGGTGGTACGGGTACTACGGGTGGTACGGGTACTACGGGTGGTACGGGTACTACGGGTGGTACGGGTGGTACAGGTGGTACGGGTGGTACAGGTGGTACGGGTGGTACGGGTCCTACGGGTACTACGGGTGGTACGGGTGGTACGGGTGGTACGGGTCCTACGGGTCCTACGGGTACTACGGGTACTACGGGTACTACGGGTACTACGGGTACTACGGGTACTACGGGTACTACGGGTACTACGGGTACTACGGGTAGCACAGGCATCACGGGCATCACGGGTGCTACGGGTGCTACCCTCTTCTCTGCAACCATTACAATCCCTGACGATGAGTTCACTCTAAAAATGCCATACGACAACTCAACTAGAGGAACTTACACCGGAGAGATTAATTGGGGCGACGGTTCTGGTGTATCGCCAAATGTAAAAGACGCAGAACATATATATGTAAATAAAGGAGATTATACCATCACGATTAATGGAGTTATAAATGGATGGTTCACATTTAATAATGATGGTGAAGGTGAATACAACGGCAATATGTACGAGTGTCTGACATCAGTAATTAGTTTTGGTCCCAAATTCAGTTTCGGTAGTTATGCGTCTATCATAAATGGTTCTATGTTTGATAGTTGTAGTTTATTAAAAACTATATCATCAGATATTCCTACTTCAAACATCACTAATATGTCCTTTATGTTCTGGAGTTGTACAAATTTCAACTCAACATTAACTTTTAAGACTTCAAATGTCTTAAACATGGGAGAAATGTTCTATGAATGTAAAAAATTCAACTCAAAAATAACCTTTGAGGACACTTCAAAAGTCTTATATATGTCCTATATGTTCTATAAATGTACAAAATTCAACCAAAAATTAGACTTTGACACTTCACATGTCGCAAGTATGGACTCTATGTTCGAGGGATGTACAAATTTCAACCAAGATTTAAGCGGATGGTGCGTTGAGTATATAGATTTTCACTCGGATTTTAATAAAGACGCAACTGGTTTGACCATAGAAAAACTCCCGAAATGGAATCAACCGTGTCATACGGGTCCTACGGGCAGCACTGGCAACACGGGTCCTACGGGCAGCACTGGCAACACGGGTCCTACGGGCAGCACTGGCAACACGGGTCCTACGGGCAGCACTGGCAACACGGGTGCTATGGGTCTCTTTGTTGCAGTGGCCAATGCAGGAAAAGGAAATAGAGTAATGACAAGTCCAGATGGATTTACTTGGAAGATTGGAACTACTCCAGTGGATAATGAATGGATTTCAGTTACTTATGGAAAGGGTCTCTTTGTTGCAGTGTCCTTTACAGGAACAAAAAATAGAGTAATGACAAGTCCAGATGGATTTAATTGGACTATTAGAACTACTCCAGCGGATAATGATTGGACTTCAGTTACTTATGGAAATAATCTCTTTGTTGCAGTGGCCAATACAGGAAATGGAAATAGAGTAATGACAAGTCCAGATGGTTTTAATTGGACTATTAGAAATACTCCAGTGGATAGTGATTGGACTTCAGTTACTTATGGAAATAATCTCTTTGTTGCAGTGGCCAATACAGGAACAAAAAATAGAGTAATGACAAGCCCAGATGGTTTTAAATGGGATTTTAGAACTACTCCAGCGGATAATGATTGGACTTCAGTTACTTATGGAAATAATCTCTTTGTTGCAGTGTCCCTTACAGGAAGAGGAAATGGAGTAATGACAAGTCCAGATGGATTTATTTGGACCATTGGAACTACTCCAGGGGATAATAATTGGATTTCAGTTACTTATGGAAAGAATCTCTTTGTTGCAGTGTCCATTACAGGAACAGGAAATGGAGTAATGACAAGTCCAGATGGATTTACTTGGACTATTGGAACTACTCCGTCGAATAATTGGACTTCAGTTACTTGTGGAAAGGATCTCTTTGTTGCCATGGACTATTTCGGAACACTAAATGGAGTAATGACAAGTCCAGATGGATTTACTTGGACTATTGGAACTACTCCGTCGAATAATTGGACTTCAGTTACTTATAGACCATAATACAAACCCAAAATTGTATTTATTATTATATTTATTTGGGTTAGCACTATTTTATTTTTTTATTATTACCATTAATGGGAAATACCGCAGGTAGTTGTAAATATATTAATTTCGAAGATGTACAATATACAATTTCGGGTAAAAATTTTATATTAATAAATACTCTCTCGGCAGATAAACAGGTGTGTTTAATTGTCGGAACATTGCATATAAATGAAGAAGAACGAATTATAAATAAATATATCTCATCTAGAGAGAACATTAAAATTATTATTTATGGTATGAATTCTTCCGATATAAATGTACATAAAAAATATAGTCAGTTAATCGGTCTTGGATTCACATATGTATACATTTACAACGGCGGGTTGTTCGAATGGTTATTATTGCAAGATATTTATGGCAAGGACTTATTCAAAACGTCGTCAAACGAACTCGACATTTTAAAATATAAAGGAAATAGACAATTGTTATTGTCGCTGGAATGAATAATATTTATTTGAAATCGTACTATTTGTTTAATCAAATATTATGATTTAAAAGAATTACGATATTTAATACAATGAAAATTCTTGTTTATGGGCATAAAGGTTGGATTGGAGGGCAGTTTATATTGTTGTTGGAAAATACGCAATATGATTATATATTAGGTACAGAACGTGTAGACAATACTCCTTTGCTAATACAAGAAATTTATACAGTTAAACCAACGCACATTGTTTCTTTTATCGGAAGAACACACGGAACAATTGATGATATTGAATATACAACTATTGATTATTTGGAACAACCTGGGAAACTGGTAGAAAACATCAAAGATAATTTATTCTCTCCTATCTCTTTAGCTCTTTTATGCAAAGAGAGAAACATACATTATACATACCTTGGCACAGGATGTATTTTTAATTATATAGACAATAATCGAGATAAAGGTTTTAGTGAATCCGATATACCAAACTTTTTTGGTTCTGGGTATTCTGTTGTAAAAGGATTTACAGATCGGTTAATGCATCAATTCAAAGACACGGTTTTAAATTTACGAATTCGAATGCCTATTGTAGATAAAGATTGCCCTCGAAATTTTATAACAAAAATCGCAAATTATGAAAAAATATGTTCTGTCCCTAACTCTATGTCTGTATTGCCCGAACTTTTGCCAATTGCTTTAAAAATGATGGAAAAAGGTGTAGTCGGGACAATCAATCTTACAAATCCCGGAGTTATTTCACATAATGAAATACTTGAAATGTATAAAGAATATGTGGATAAATCATTTAGTTGGAATAATTTTAGCATCGAAGAACAGAGAAAAGTTATTGCTTGCGATAGGTCAAATAATCTATTAGATACGACCAAACTTGAAAATTTTGCTCCAGAAGTTAGACATATAAAAGATGCCGTGAGAGAATTATTAAAAAATTACGAAAAAAATCCTACGATAGTACCGGTATGCTGCCATCCCATAAATGTACCGTACGAATTAGTGCCACCGAACTATCGTAAAAAAAACATAATTACTAAAAACGAAGAAATTTCCGACATAAAAACTAATTCTCAATCTGATTTTACAGATTTACCATCAACTGTTTTATTTGTTACAGGAGGTGCTGGTTTTATCGGTTCTAATTTTATTAACGAAATATACAATATTTATAAAAATATAAAAATTATAAATTTCGACGCTCTCTATTACTGTGCGGATGAAATTAAGAATATCAATGAAGAAATTAGAAACGACAAAGACCGATATACGTTTAAATTCGGCAATTTACAAAGTTTAGATTTATTGAACTACATTTTTCAAACAAACAAAATTACACACGTTATTCATTTTGCAGCACAATCGCACGTTCAAGGTTCTTTCACAGACGCAATACAATATACCAAAGATAATATTTTAGGAACACACAATTTATTAGAAACAGTTAGATCGAATTGTACTACGTTGCAAAAGTTTATTCATGTATCAACCGACGAGGTTTATGGAGAGTCTATGCTAAATATTAACGAAAATTGTAAAAACGAGCAAAGTGTTTTATGCCCGACTAATCCGTATGCTGCTACAAAGGCCGGTGCTGAATTATTAGCACAATCATACAACCACTCTTTTAAAATGCCTATTATTATCACGAGAGGAAATAATGTATATGGTCCTAATCAGTATCCAGAAAAAGTTATACCTAAATTTATTCAGAAATTGCAACGAGACGAAAAGATTACAATTCAGGGTGATGGTAGTTGCGTTAGGGCATTTTTACATTCGTATGATACATCTACCGCATTTATCACCATTTTAGAAAAAGGGAATTTGGGGGAAATATATAATATTGGATGCGACGAAGGAATGGAATATAGTATTTTAGATTTAGCCAAAATGCTGATTAAAAAGATTAAAGGAACAGATGATTATAGCAAATGGATAACATTTATAGAAGATAGACCATTCAACGACAAGCGGTATTATATTAGTAATAATAAATTAAAGGACCTTGGGTGGTCAATAAATATAAATTTTGAAGATGGTATTAATGGGTTAATTTAAACTTCCGATTTTTTCCATACTTTGAAAAACCTGTTCTCGCAACACACTCAAACGCTTCTTTCACGTTTTCGCGCTGGTTAAATATTATTTGAATGTTTGTATTAATTCGTCAATATTTTCTAATTTGCTCTCTAATTCTGCTTTTAGTTGACATAAATAACGTGATGTTTGTATTTGATTATTACATCTAGCACATAATAAACATAAATCTTTAATTGTTTGCGTTTCGTCCTTACGACATCTCGGTTTAATGTGACCCCATTGTAATTTCAAATACTTTTTTTCGCTATCTTTTGGTTCATTCCAACAGTATTTACCACCCACATTTTTCCCAAAAGCACAAGTATTATTTTGATTTTTTACACCTTTTTACATTTCAAACGCCGATTTTGTCTAAAATGTAAATTGTATTTTATTGAAATAATTAAGGAATAACTATTTTAGTTAATTTTAGTTAAACTATATAAAAATAAAATATTATTATACTATATAACTAAAATGGTTAATTATAGTTGCGACAAATGTTATAAAACTTTTACCCAAAAATCACATTATACTCAACACCAAAAACGAAAAAATATGTGCGAAAATAATGCCGATAAAATTAAGGTCTTAATTGATAAAGCAGTTGAAGACAAACTTAATACCATATTACCTGATAATACACTTATAAATAAAGAAAAAATTGAATTAAATATAATAGATAATAATGTAATAACCCAACAAACTACACCTAATATGGAAACTAAACAAACAAAAGGATTAAATCGTAATACTATTGATAAATATTACACAAAGGATATTGTTGTTGAGTTATGTTTAAATCTCGTTAAAAAATATATACAAATAAATCCTGATGAATTAATTATAGAACCGAGTGCTGGTAATGGTTCATTTATTACAGGTATTAAATCAATAACGAGTAATTTTAAATTCTATGATTTAGAACCTGATAATGATGAAATAATAAAACAAGATTATTTACTATACGATTATGATATTATTAAGGAAACTTTTAGTAAAATACATATAATAGGCAATCCCCCATTTGGTCGTCAATCTTCATTAGCAATTAAATTTATAAAAAAATCTTGTGAATTTTGTGATAGTGTTTCATTTATATTACCTAAAAGTTTCAAAAAAGATAGTTTAAAAAAAACATTTCCATTAAATTTTCATCTTATATTTGAAATAGATTTACCTGACAAATCATTTTTAGTAGATGGGGTAGAACATAATGTTCCATGTATATTTCAAATTTGGGAAAAAAAAACAACTAATAGAGTTGTAAATGAAAAATTAGAACCAGTAAATTTTATGTTTGTTGAAAAAACAGAAAATCCAGATATATCATTTCGTCGTGTTGGCGTAAATGCAGGGACAATAGATAAAAAAATTGATGAAAAAAGTATCCAATCACATTATTTTATAAAATTTACTAATGGAAAATCTATAACTGATAATATAAATAAATTATCTACAATCACATATGATTTTAACAATACAGTTGGTCCTAAATCCATATCAAAACAAGAATTAATATTTAAATTCAATCCGTTATTAGAATGTTAATTAAAGTATGAAGTAATAATATTTTGTAAATTATTCAAATAACATAATGTATTATTTTCAAAACCAGTTTCAAATAATTTGTATGCTTTATTTTTTTTGCTTTTAAATTGTATTTCATTACAAACAACACATAATAACTTACTATTTTCGTTATTATGTTTATTATTTTCTATGTATTTTGAACCTCTGTTAAGTTGCTGTCCTCCACCCCATAAATCTAATTGGTTCATACCAATAATAATTTTATTAGTTGATTTTTCCAGAATATACCAATCTGGTATTTCAGTCGTAAAATGACCTTCACATTTTTTTTCAAAACAAATTTCAAATCGGTCTGTGTCTAATGCTAATTTTGTGATAAATTGCTTTACTATATTATTAAACTTATTTCCTCTTATAACTCCTTTTGTTCCTGCTGGTATTAGTTGTAATAAATATTCTTGTATTATTTTTTGTTTTGTTTCTTCATCAATATATTTTCCCAATACATCACTCAGTTTTTTTATTTCATTTTTAACAGAATTACAATCTTTATATTCACACATTAATTTTGCGTCAGTTAATTCTTCCAAAGTTTCATAACAAACTTCTTGCTTTATTCTTGCGTTAATATCTTCCATAGATAATTCAGGTTCAATAACGAGTATAACTTTTTTGTCTGTCATCTTGTAATATTATAATACTTATATGTTTAAGTATTTCATTTCAATTTTTTTATAATCAATTTTATGAAAAAATAATTCAATATTATATATGCCTTCACATAAAAGTAATGATTATAAATTAACCGCAGTTCAATATTATTTAGTTGAAGACAAAACACAAGAAGAAGTTTGTAAAATATTCAAATGCACCCCAAGAAGTTTAATGCGTTGGGTTGAAAGATACAAAAATGAAGGGAATGTTAATATTCATTACAGAAAACCAGTTGCTTATAAAGTCAAAAAAGAATATGTTAAGTTTTTGGTTGATGAAATAAATAAAAATAAAACAATCACATTACACGAGTTAAACCAAAAACTCAAAGACAAATACAAAGATGCTAATTTATCTACAACGCAGATTTTTAGAGTAATTAATGATAATAATATAACTTTGAAACTTACAAGAATAAGACATGAACCAGTAAAACGATTTGGTAAAGATATAAATATTAATTCAATAATAAAAGAGTTTTATGATGAAGTGAAAAAATACAAAATAGAAGATATTATTTGTATTGATGAAACAAGTATAAAATCATTACAAAAACGAAATCGGTGTTATAGTAATAAAGGTAAGCGTTGTGTAATAAAAACACAATCACAAGAAGTATTCAAAAAATATACTGGCGTATTTGCTATTTCTGTAAATGGTGTTGTAAATTGGGATTTGTATGAAAAAGGAGGTATAAATACAGATAGATTAATTGAGTTTTTAGAGCATAATATAACAAGTAAATTAAGGAATAAATTAATTATTTTGGATAATGCTTCCGCTCATAGAAACGAAAGAATAAAAGCATTAGTAAATAAACATAATAATTTACTTTATGCAGTTCCTTATCAGCATTTTACTAATTCTATTGAAAATTATTTTAGTATGCTAAAATCAAGATTACAAAAATTAGAAGGGTTAAAATATGAGAACCTAAAAGAAAATATCCAAAAAGTAATAAGTGAAATACCGAAAGAAAAATATGAAAATATATTTAAGGGTGCTTACGAAAGACCAGAAAAATATGTTCCAAAAAATAAAACACGAAAAATAAAGAAGAACTATAAATGATTTTTATATGGTTTAGGACTACATAAAAATCGGCGTTTGAAATGTAAAAAGGTGTAATAAATCTTTCACAAATTGTATCCTTTGTGGTTTTGTAGAAGATATCTTCAGTTTTCTTAAATGTGGATAAAGTGTTTGTTGTAATCTATCTATTTCACTTTCTGGTATAGGTTCCCAATCATTTTCATCTCTAAAATGTGGAGGTGTTGTCATATAAGTATTTTATATTATTTTTATAAAATCGGCGTTTGAAATGTTAAAAGGTGTAAATGTTAAAAGGTGTAAAAAGTTTTTTTGCATAATCTATATATCAAAAATTAATTAAAGTTATCCACAGTATATCTACATTATCTAAACCTAGATTTTCCATTTATAATTTATAATTTATAAATTATAAAATCAATACTTATATTCAAATCGCGAATTTAAATTCTAGTTGAAATTCCGCCACGAACCCAGTTTTTATCTGCTGAAGTTTCTATTAAATTTTTAGGATTAGTTATAGTATTTCGAATTGACTGAATTTGTGGAGTTAAAGCATATGGAGCATAACTAAATTCGCTGCTTGGATATATACTTTTCTTATTATTCGCTATATCTCCGTTACGAAGATACGTTTCCGACTCTGAATCGTGCACACCTCGTCCTAAATAAGGCACAGTTGAAAATATACGATGGTTTAAAGAAACCTTACACTTGGGTCTTAATACAGGAGTGTGCATCAATTGCGTATTTTCGTCTATATTGTATCCACCGAACCCAGTGTGATGTCCTCCCGTAAAATTAACATTAGGTTGGCTTGTAGCAAACTCAATAGCACTAGACATTTTATTGTTTGGTCTAAAATTATTCAGTGTATATGCAGAACTTTGTGCATTTTGTAGTTCCTCCTGACTTTTATCTGTATTATCGTTGATAATTCGTGTTTGTTCGTAAAAAGACATAAATATTATATACCTATATAATAAATTAATAAATATTACAATTGCGAATAAAGCGTTGTATTGTCTTGAACACACGCTATGCTATTTGTATCTTCATCTCTACACGATACCATATCACCATAGCAAAACTTAGCAAATGCGTTTTGGTCGCTTGGTATTTGAGTGTTTGCAGTAGCGTAGAATGGTCTAACCGACTGGTCCAGGTCGAACTCATCTCCCAAATCTCTAAACAATCTTTCTTTGATGCTATCATCTTCAAAATTTGATATTATACCATCCTCTGTTTTTTTTATAATATCCCTTTCAATCGTATGGTTGTACGCTGGTGCCGCACTCTTTCTTTTTGGGTCGTCCATATAATCTGTCATGAGCACGTTCATAAGAGTATTTGTTTTAGAAGGCATCGTAAAATTTTTTGTATTGAGGGGTTTATTGTCAAATCCTTCTTTTTTACTCAAGCTTGTATTACCGCTATACAATGCAATTAACCCTAAAGTAACAATTCCAGATACAATAATACTAAGTCTTCCGGTGGATATAAACCCCAATGCTGTAAGTAAAATGACAAGTCTGGTTACAGCATTTAATTTATCGTTTTTTGTCATCATAGAAGTCGGCCACAATTCCGTTATTTTTTCTCTATTTAATAAAATACGTGGGTCATTTAACCATAATGGCGTTGTCATTATATAATAAATAATATTATAATAAATATTATTTATACTTGTTAATCGTATATCTTATATATTATAACCGTTTTTTATTTTTTTTATTTGACTTTGCATATTGGTGTGGAAGACCCTGTTCTTCTTTCGACGTGCACTGATTTTGAGTGATAGTGGTAGTGGCGCTTAAACTTGTTCCAATGGGTCGTTCCATCGCCCTTTGTGAGTTTCTCTGGTCTAATACACTTAACAATCTATCCCGTTCCCTGCTCGTCTTAATCTTAGAATTTAAACTTGATTGCATAGCATCTACATTCATCTTACTTCCACAAGGCATCATATTTCCCATACCCATTTTTGAAAGCATTTCTTCAATATTTCCCATACAAGGCATTAATTTCATTTTTTGGAGTATTTCATTTGCCTCGCTTAACATATCGCTTTCTTTCATATCTCCGGATTTCATCTTAGTATCTAATTTGTCACCAACCTTTTTAATAAGACCCATCATTTTTGAAGGATTTTGCAAAAGTGTTTTAAAAACATCGTTTAACGATTCTGGGTTTCCCATATCTGCCGCCAAATCAGACGCGGTTTCTTGTGCGATTTCTCTCGCCAAATTACCTAATTTACCGTTCATCATCCCATTTAAATGTTCTCGTATATCTTCTGGATTAGGCAAATCTTCAAGTGATATGTTAGGTTTATTATCTGATGAACCATCGGATTCTCCTGGCGTCTTTGAAAAGACTTCTTGCATTTTATCAATTGTCTCTTTTATTTTTTTGTTAAACTCTTCGTCGTTTATGTTCTCGAAAAGTTTAGAAGATGCCCCAAAATCAGAACTATTATCAGTCAGCGAAACCAGAGTTAATAATATTAATTGTATATATCTCCATATCATTTCTCTTGAATTATCGCTTAAGTTCGAATCGTTCCATATCCGATGAAAATCTATACCAGGTAAGAAAAAAAGGTGTTGAGTGTAAATGTCTTTGGTTTGATACAGAATGTCAAAAAACCGTTCCATATACACGGGTTTTAAGTGCGATAATATTAAATTCATCGTATCATTTAATACGTAATCTCTCGCAAGAATTTCTTTGAGTTCAGGGGATATATTATTATTTTCTTCTGGAAAGGTCGTTAAAATATCATTCGTAAAGTCAACAACGGCTTTATGTAAATCTTTTAATGTTTTTTTGTTGTCTGTTTTTACTTTTTCATTTTCATTTACCCCGCTCATTGATATATTTAAATGTTTTTTTTAAATCATATTAACGCGTTTCATACAAATCGCTTAATTTCATTAAGTTTTGTATATATTTCATTACATTCTGTTGTTCTGCATGGTTCATTTCTCTCACTGGTCCCTTAAGCGCCTCTATTTTTTCTAAAATAGAGTTTGAATCAGAATCGACTGTAGCGTATTCATTTACGATTTTTAAAAACGATTCGGACCCAGACGCTTTACTTAAATCCTGTTTATAATCCTTGTCTATGAAAAAAGTAATATCTCCAGAATCTATTTCAGTTCGATACATGTCTATTACAAATTTTTTAACTCCTTTATACACAAGATTAGGTTTTACTACTATTAAAAGATTTAATGCGGTTTTCATCTTAGAAATTGTGGTATTTTTAGGAAACGATTCCGAAATATTTTCTACAAATTCTTTAAATTGTCGATTGAAAATTTGTAAGACATCGGATTTGTCCATTAATATATACATAAATCTATTTATATTTAAATCTTTTACACCCTAATATCTTGAATATTGTTTCATATGTAACTTGTAACAATAAATTGTACATTCAATTCGTTAAATAATAATTTAATAAATATTACATATTAATAAGTATGGACCGAAGACAATTTTTGATAAACGTTCTCCTCGCATGTATCGGTTTAGCATTGATTGGTTATCTGCATTACAAGATATCCAAATTATATAATTATGTTGATAAAAACAATAAAATTGTATTTTCGTTAATGACTGATATGAGAGAAGAGGTGAAGAGACATTTTAATGGAGAACCTTTGTCCAATTTAGCTTCAATTGAAGCAGTAAACTCGGCAGAACGATATACTTCTACCGATAAAAATTCACATAAAATAGAATTGTCTGATGATAGTGATTCAGAGGGCGATGATACAGATGACGACGAAATAGAGGATGAATCTATTGAAGATTGCAACATCATCGATTTAAAAGAGGAGGGTAGAGGAGAAAATAAAGAATCAATCAAAATTATAAATCTTATGAAAGGTATAGCAATTGAAAATTCACTAATTCGGAATGTGGAATTAGATGTGGAAAATTTAATTTTATATAGACACTCGTCTTTCGGTAAGTCAGGCGACAATATAAAAATAGATGATATTTCGGTTGTAGAAGAAATTTTAGATATTCGCCCAGAATTAACCTCCGCAAATAGGTCTGAGATAGTAGAGGTTACGGACGAAGAGGTAGATTTAGAAGAGGTTAAGGATGTTCTAGAAGAGAGAAACGAACTCGGTTCAACTGTGGAAAAAAATACACAAGACTTTTCTCAACTAAAGGTCGAAGACTTAAGAAAAATAGTCCATACCAAAACCGGTGAAAAGAAAGAAGTTATTAAAAAAATGAAAAAAACCGAATTAGTTGATTTGTTATCTAAATAAATAAAATATTAATACTTAATATATTTTAATAATATTTTAATAATATTCAATAATATAATGAGTTTGTGGTCGCTTTCAGAAAATACTAGTGCATCTTGGCAACCAGGAAATTCTGAAAATATTAAATTACTCGAAAATAATAATATAAATACAAACTGGAAGTATCGCTCATATATGGTTAAAAATGCAGACGAAATTATAAAAATAAACCAGATTAACGCTTGTAAAGCCATAGGGTTACAGAATATAGATACAAATAAACCGAACGGCAAAACTAATTCACCGTTTCTATATAAATCCTTCGACGACGATTCGACCCCTCGGGGGTATGAAACAAGCAACGCAAAGATGAAATATATATCGGAGGTAACCCAGGAGAAGCAGATGGCAACTCACACCGCGACAGAAAAAAAAATATCTATTGTCGAATATTTACGTAACTTATTTTAGAAAATGAATTTATATTATACTTATTTACATTTAAATATAATATAAACTATAATTGCATTAAATCTTATTCAAACCCTATTATTTATTAATATAGTTTAAAGGTTCAATTCGTAATCATCATTAAACGAACCAAGGTCTTTATTTTCTATATTCTCTGCGTTGTTTGAGATGGTTAGATTAGATTTACTACAATCACCGCTACTATCTAATTTACTATCAAACGCTGCATCAATTATAGAATCATCTGACGTCGGTTGAATGACTGGCACAAGTTTTTTCATCTCGTCGAGATCTAATACAACCTGGAACGCACTTGTTCCAAAATATCCTTCTTGTCCGCACATTACATTCGCGGATACACCACGCATATTATCAAGTGTTCCATGTCTTGCTGCCTTCAAGAACATTTCGGGCGTTTCTTCAAACGACGCCTTTGCGAGCGGACCAATGTCGTCTCCGTTTATACCGTGTCTGAATATAGAGACCAACTTATCGTTGCACGTCATTCTGTCACATAATAAACTAAGATGGTGGTAATTAATGTACGCGTTGTCAAATTCAATTACTTCGGTCAGTTCGTTAAGTATAGATTGTCTCGCAGCTTCCACGCCCATAACATAATAAATTTCCTGTATATTATTTGTATATGTTCTCGTTGTATCAGTGTAATCCAGACTTAACAGTGCCATCAAATTACTACCTACGGTATCAACAACCCACGTTACCTTCTTCTCGTAATTTCCATCAATCAATACTATACTATCCGTTATTTTACGAGGAGTTGCTTTATCGATGCTATCAACTCCGCTCATAATCGTATTATCCAATAGAGAATTTTGAAATGTTTTTAATACATAAATCTGGTCGGTCGCGTCCAGCGGTGATTGCTTGGTTTTTTTATTAATATTCATTCTTATTCTAAAAATCAAATTCGAATCGTTATAATCCGAGAAAGCACAACTTACTTGATTTCCGTATATCTTCTTTATTGTATAATGCACATCATCCATAGTGATATCTTTATCTAGCATTTCATCTACATTAAATTTAAGGCGTATTATCCATTTAGACTTCTCTATATCTTCGGTCTCATCTTCGCCCTCATTCTGCAAATCTTCAAACGCATTAAATTGCATCATCATTACTTTATCTTCTTCTATGGTTGTTTCTTTATCGTTCGGGTCAAAGAAAATCTGGACCGTTTCAACAATTGAACTAAGTTTAGTATATTCTATTCGGTGTATAAGTTTTTTAGCATTTTCCTGCTCTTGCTCTTCTGAAGGAAGAAGATATACTGTACAAGACGGATTTTTTGTATTTTCAGACAATGACAATATTTCTTCCATACGAGGCAACCCGCGAGTTACGTTTGATTTAGTTGCAACGCCTGCCAAATGAAACGTATTCAGCGTCATCTGAGTTGTAGGTTCTCCTACAGACTGAGCCGCAATCATCCCGACCATATCTCCTGGAGCAACGATTGCCTTTTTATACATCAGAACTACATTCGTCATCAATGTCTCAATCGCCTTTTGACTGAACCGTTTGATATTTAATAAATTATTGGTATTCAAATAATAGTAAAACAGCACCTTAAACAATGGATTTGGTTTAATGTAATACATTGACGATATTTCACTGAACCCCTTATCTATAATTTTATACGCGTCTAATGGTGTTATATCTACGAGCGAACTGCTACAAAGGTACTGCTGTCCTTTAATATTATCGATTATATACGAAAATGCGACAGGCACATGAACATACTTATTATCTCTACTTAAAAATACATTTTTAATTAAATCTGCTCTTACGGATATCGTCATATCAATTATACTTTTTATTTTCTCATCCAACTCTTTGGTTTGTTGTTTAATCTTATCTATTGCTTCGCTAGTGTATAACATCTTCATTATTTGACCCGAACTATCATAAATTGGTTTATAATGCGAATATATTTCATCGATTGTAATAAGTGCAATATTTAGTTGTTGCTTTTCAACCCGCACCGGGTCAAATCCATCTTCCCCATAACCGTATTGAATAATCTTCCCCTGGTTATTTCGGACGGTCATATCATATTCCACCTTTAAATCTTCTAGTCCTTTAATAAGACGTCTTTGAACGTATCCAGTCTGCGATGTTTTAATTGCAGTATCAATAATACCCATTCTACCGCCCATAGCGTGAAAGAATAGTTCGGTGGGCGTTAATCCAGAAATGAACGAGTTCTCTACAAATCCACGTGCTGCCGGAGAATCGTCGTATTTAGTGAAATGCGGAAGTGTTCGATTTTCAAACCCATATGCGATTCGTTTATTATCCACGTTTTGTTGCCCTACACAAGACATCATTTGTGATATATTCAAATCCTTACCTTTAGACCCAGCATTAACCATCACTACGAACCTATTCGTAGGATCTAAACTTTGTTTGCCTATTTTCCCAGTATCATTTGCCAACATATTAAGAATATTGTTTACTCTAGTTTCAAAATCATATTCGTTAGACTTTCCGGTTTTATTATCAAAAATCCCAAGATGTATCTGGTCTGTTAAATTTTTAACTTCCTCCTTTTTTTTAGTTATTACTTGTATTATTTTAGAAGTAGTTTTTTTATTCGCAATTAAATCGCTTATACCTACACTAAATGAAGCAGTTGTCATATATTCGGTGACAATGTTCTGAAAATTGTCTATAAATTTTGCCGACTGTTCGTTCCCATAATCGTTGCATATTCGCTGTATCAATCCACTACTACCGTCTCCGAATACGTCTTTGCCCATCTGACCCCTCCTAAACACGCCATTCGTTATTTCAAATACATCGTTTGACGAATTGTATATTTCTTTCTGTCTGTCTCTATCTGCGTTTTCTTCCTCTGCGAATCTAGAAGTCTTGCGAACAATCGTTAGCGGAGGGATTATTTGAGAAAGAAGTTCAAAACTTGAGATTTTGTCGTTTTTATTTTTTTTAATTAATTTAGATAAATCGACCTTATCATATTTCATCAATAAATTCATAGCGGTCCTAATATCAAAATTAATATCTTTTCGAGTCATCATATATGACCCAAGCAACGAGTCTTGAAAAATCCCCACAATCGTTTTGTTATCTGCCGGACTAACAAGTTGCCAAGTAACCGCTGCTAAATTTCTTAACTCCGCCTCACTTTCAGGGTCTTGAGGCATATGTAAATTCATCTCATCGCCGTCAAAATCGGCATTATACGGTTTAGTATCAGCGACATTCATCCTAAACGTATCTCCGATAGTCATAATTTTTGCGATATGACACATCATTGACATTCTGTGCAAAGATGGTTGGCGGTTGAATAATATTGCATCTCCGTCCATCATATGTCTATGTACGATGTCTCCTATTTCTACATTAATCGAACTTTTATCAAGTTGGTTTATCGAAAGAGATATTTTTCCGTGTTTTTTTTCCAGAATATTAGCACCTGGATATTTAAAAGGACCGTTCATCACGAGTTTGGTTAAAAACATTTTGTTATGTTCGTTAACTGTCACTGGTTTTGTGATATTTTGTGCAATTCTCATAGGAATTCCAAGTTGTTCAATGCCTATATTTGGGTCCGGTGTAATAACGGACCTTGCACTAAAATTAACTCGCTTACCCATAAGATTTCCTCTAATTCGCCCATGCTTTCCATTTAATCTCTCTTTTATTGTTCTTAGAGCTCTGTTCGAGCGTTGAGCGGTGGCTTTACTAACACCTGGAATTTTATTATCTATAAGGGTTGCCACGTAGAATTGTAAAATATTAGTTAATTCAGATATAATCGTTGAAGGAGCATTGGTGAATATTTTTTCCTGTAACTGCTTGTTTACTCTTATTATATCCGATAAATTGTGCGTTACATCATCTTCGCTTCGTTGATGAGAATCAACTCTAACCGACGGTCGAACTGCTGGAGGCGGTATTGCTAATACGTTACATATCATAGACTCGGGTCTGGACCATAAAGGACTAAACCCCATAAACGATATGTCGTCGTCGGACATTCCTTTGAAACATTTCAGCACTATATCGGGCGTTAATATAATAGACATTTCTTCTGTAGAATTTGGATTATTTTCCCACTCTGCCTTTAGAGTAGCAAAACCTATTTTACCTATTTTGATTGGTTGTTTGATGCCACACCCGTCGTCTGTATCTTCCCCACATCTTTTAATTTTGCTTGCATAAGGAAATACCTGAGACCATCTATTTTCAGGCGTCAATTTCAGAAAATGTTTATATTTTATTTTACTGATTTTCAACTTACTACATTTAAAACAAATGCATCGTAGAATTTTAATAATCGTGTTTAAGAATTGTATATAAAACACTGGATTTGCCAATTCAATATGACCAAAATATCCAGGAGTTTGAATACTGTCTAATCCGTCAGTAGGACAGATTAATCCTCTGTCCTGAACTCCCATCCGTATATCACACAACCCATCATTTACTGGTTTATTGTCTTTGTACGTTTCTCTGTTCAGTATTTCTACTACCGAACCCTTTCTTTTTTCCTCGTCGGATAAAATACTAAACTGTATTCCAATTATAGGAGACGCGTATTCTTTTTCCATTATACCGTTTGTATTTTTGGACATTACTATTATCATAACATATATATTTTTTAATTCAATTTATAATAAATTGAATTAAAAATATTCCATTTATACTATAAAAATGGCGAACGAAAATTACGTAACATCTATGACTCGCAAACTCCGAAAACCGAAGCGCAGAATTCCATCGGACGACAGCGATGACAGCATAGATACACCAAAACTAGAAAAATTCGATAAAAATGCGTTTGCTGCTCTACTTGCCGAGATGTTTCCGTCTAAATATTCTCGTTCAAAAGTAAAAAATTCCAAACCAGTTACTAAAAAGTATAATATAGTGTTTAGCATAGGTCCCGATAAAGAAAAAAGTAGTTCTGATGGCGTTGAAGAGGAAGATGGCGTTGAAGAGGAAGATGAAGATTATACAGAATGTGATGACGTAGAGGAAGAATGCGAGGAGGGAGAGGAAGAGGAAGAATGCGATGACGGAGAGGAAGAGGAAGAATGCGATGACGGAGAGGAAGAGGAAGAATGCGATGACGGAAAAGAAGAGGGAGGTGTAAGTGATACAGAATACTCTTACAGAGACGAAGATGAAGAAAAGGATGTCTCAGAAGAGCGCGAATGCGAAGATAGCGATGAAGTGAAATTGGACACTATGAAGCATGTAAGTGAGGCAAAAACTTACATGGAAGGATTAAGCGAAGAGCAAAAATCAAACCCTTATATCCAAAAAACTATTAAGAAAATGATAAAAGACGAAGCCAAACTCGAGAAACAAAACGAAAAGCGATTTTTAAAAATAAAAAATAAAAACACTGAAACGTTTAAAAAACTATTGTCTAGAAAAAATGTTATGAATGATGTATTATATTTCCAAAAAAAATTATCGATAGAAGAACAGTCTAACGTTATAACCCAAATTAAAGAAATCAATTCTGTGCTAGAAATAGAAAAACCATATCGTCTATCTCTGTTTGACGCAAATATACCTATAAAATTCAAGGCATGCGCATATACGAAATTATGCACATTAAAAAATATAGAACCTGGAAGCGGAGAATACAATAAAATTAAAACATGGGTTGATGATTTTATGCGTATCCCGTTTAATAAACTAAACAAACTTCCGATACGAATTGAAGATGGTATTGAAAAATGTCACGAATTTATGAAAAATGCAAAAGATATTTTAGACAAAGCCGTATATGGAATGAACGATGTAAAACTTCAAGTAATGCAAATGGTAGGAAAATTAATATCAAATCCAAACTCGTTCGGAACATCCGTCGCAATCGAAGGTCCGCCTGGGACCGGAAAAACTACAATAGTCAAGGATGGAATAAGTAAAATATTAAATAGAGAATTTGTGTTCATTCCTCTGGGAGGTGCGACAGACGGTCCTTATTTGGAAGGTCATTCTTATACTTACGAAGGTTCTAAGTGTGGAATTATTGTCAAACAGTTAATTCAATGTAAATCAATGAATCCAATAATATATTTCGACGAATTAGATAAAATAAGTGGTACTCCCGCGGGAGAAGAGATTGTAGGAATACTTACACATCTAACAGATACATCACAGAACTCTCAATTCCATGATAAATATTTTGCAGAGTTTGATTTCGATTTAAGCAAATGTCTCTTCTTCTTTAGTTACAATGACCGATCAAAGGTAAATAGGGTATTATTAGATAGATTGAACTGTATAGTAACGCGTCGGTATGAACCGATACACAAAACTATTATTTCAAAAAATTATCTTATTCCCGCAATTAGAGAACAAGTGAGTTTCAATGAAAAGGATATTATAATTCCAGATGACACTATTCATTACATTGTGTCTACTCACACCAATAACGAAGACGGAGTTAGGAATTTAAAAAGATGTCTTGAAATTATACATACGAAACTTAATTTGTATAGACTGATGAGACCTGATGCAAATTTATTTGAAGTTGATATGAATATTAAAGTAGAATTTCCGATTACAATAACAAACACGATTGTCGATTCACTCATTAAAACAAATAAAGAATGCGGTTCGTGGCAAAATATGTATATGTAATGCGTTGATTTATAATAAAAACGGGATTACGTGAGATATTTACACATTTATACATTTACACTTTCGCATATTTAAAATGCCGATTATTGGAATATAAAGATATAATGATATATGTTTAATAATAACGAATATGGCATATAATATTGTTCCGATTAGTCCTTTAATTAAAGAAACGCTTAAAAATTATAAAAATGATATGGAAGCACAAGTTAGAATGAATATGATGAAAGACTATGTTCAAAAAATATATGGTGAAACCATTAGAAGTGCTATGTACGGAGATACAAATTATACATTTGCTTTATATAATCAACCTTATTTACAAGATAAAAAATATATTCTAGAATTGATAACCGAACTATATTTAGTATTTCCTGATTCACTTATTCAATATACTGAAAAAAATCTATGTGGTATAGAAGATTCTAAAATCATTGAACCTTGTATTGTTATAGATTGGTCTTAAAATTGGCGTTTTAAATGTGCGAAGGTGTAATAAAATAATTAAAAATCATTATTTAATTCACTTTCATGGAAATAATTGTTGTGGTACAAGAAATCACATGGGAGTTATTATTCCAAATGTATTTGAATGCACATACTTACATAAAAAATATTTTACAAACATCCCTGAATTAAATAAAGATTTAATACCTGGCATTTTAGATATGAAAAATACAAGTAATAATGAAATTTATATAAATTATTCTCCTTTTGTAAATTAAATAATCGGCGTTTTACACCTTCGGGCATTCAAAACGCCGATTTAAATCTCCAATTTTTTTCGCCATAAATTGTGAATTTATTCATTATATATATATATATATATATAATGAATAAATTCACAATTTATGGCGAAAGATGTTCTGGGACAAAGTATTTAGAAGAATTAGTACTTTTAAATTTTGATGTTGTAATAGTTTGGGATTATGGTTTGAAACATTTTTTTGGTTTTAGTGATTTAACTAATAGCGACGACGTATTGTTTATAGGAATTGTTAGAAATTTAGATGATTGGATTAATTCATTATATAGGGAAAAACATCATTTACCAACACATTTAACAGAAAATATAGATACATTTTTAACCGATACATTTTATTCAATCACCGCAGAGGGTGAACTTATGGAGGAGGATATAAATATAGATACAGGAGAAAGATATAAAAATATATATGAATTAAGATTAGTAAAAAATAAATATCTTATTGAAAAAATGCCAAAATTAGTAAAAAATTATTGTTTAATTACACATGATGACCTAGTTGATAGTTTTGTAGATATTATGAATAAGTTAAAAAATTTCGGTTTAAAAATTAAAGATAGTATTGATTTTCCATTAAATGTTTACTATAATCTAAATGATAAACTTTCTTTGTTCAAAAAAAAAGAAAATATTATTCCAAAAGAAAAAATAATAATAGAAAACGAAGAATTGAAATTTTATGAAAAAATATTATTTCCTAAAAATTGGCGTTTTACACCTTTGGACATTCAAAACGCCGATTTTAACGACATGAAAGAAGATATACAAAATGACAAGTATGTTAATATTTTTAAGGGTGATTATGAACGACCAGATAAATATGTAGCAAAGAATAGTATTTTTTGTTGTGTATTTAACCAAGAAAAATATGTAGATATGTTTTTACTTCTTCTAGAAAGTATATTTATTTATGGAAATTTAGATGATAATACAAATATATTAGTTTATACCTCTACACCATTTATGAATAAGATTAAACAAAGTCATCTATTTAATAATAAAAAAATAAAGTTTGAAATAAATGATACATACAATAATATTGATAAAGCGTGTAAAGCAAGATTAGATTTATTTAATTTACCTTCTATAAAAAATTACAATAAAATACTCTATTTAGATACTGATATTTTAGTAAAAGACGACATCAATAAGATTTTTGATGTATGTAAAGAAGACATTTTATATGTATTGGAAGAAGGTTCTCTACTGTTAGACCAGGATTATTGGGGGAGAATATTATTTGGCAATGAAATAAATAACTATAATGATAAATCGGCATTTACAAGTGGAATATTATTATTTAATAATTGTGAAAAAATAAAAGATTTATTTAATAAAATAAATCAAGATATTGTTAAAAGACCTTATAAGTTTTCTTGTTACGACCAGCCATATATAGTATATAATGCTTTCAAATATAATTTATACAATAATAAAGTTTTAAAATCACTTGTAGTGAATGGTGATAATAATGTTCGTAGTGATAAAGTCATACATCATTTTCCAGGCGGAGCCGGAGTATATCAGCATAAAATAAATGAAATGATTATTTTTTTGAATAGATTAAAGAATTTGTCAAATGCATTGATACATAAATTATTGTCAGATAAATTTACATTAGTAAGCAATGAGCGTCTAAAAAATTTACATGTTCAGTGTTCGAAATTTAAATATACAAACTATTCTTTTGTTGAATGTGGTGTGGCAAAAGGTGGTTGTTTAGCGATGATGAAATTCGCATCTGGTGAAAATAATAAAATATTCGGATTTGATAGTTTTGAAGGAATGCCTAATATAACAAAGGAAGATTTAGATGATGATTATAATAAATCTTGTCCATTAACAGATCTTGGTAATTTATCAGGTGGTATAACTAACGTGTACAATACTTTTGATAAATTAAGTTTAAATATGAATAATGTTAAACTGGTAAAAGGATTTTTTCAAGATACATTACAAATTAAAGAAAATATAGATAATATCGGAGAAATTGCAGTTCTTAGGTTAGATGGAGATTGGTATGAATCTACTAAAATTTGTTTAGATAAATTGTACGATAGTGTCATAGAAGGGGGTATAATAATAATTGATGATTATGGACATTTTGTAGGCGCTAAAAGAGCAGTCGATGAATTTAGAAAAAAATACAATATATTAAACCCTTTGATAAAAACGGATTACACCGAACATTATTGGATTAAAGAAAAACAAAATTATAGTGAATTATGTGTTTTAGGAAAAAAATATAATGTAGATAAGTCGCCTTTTTTTGGTAGACATACATTCACACCAGAATATCATAATTTATTAAAAGATAAAAAATATGATATTAATAAAGTATTAGAAATAGGTATAGGAAATATACCTTTGATGTATGGTTTAACAAATAATAATTATAGACCTGGGCCTAGTTTAAGAATGTGGAGAGAATATTTTCCAAACGCAAATATAATTGGATGTGATATTTTAGAAGATGTTTTATTTAACGAAGAAAGAATATCAACATTTCAAACAGACCAAAGTAATGAAATTTCATTAAATAAATTAATATCAAATATCGGTGATGTAGATTTAATTATAGATGATGGTTCACATATTCAAGAACATATGGTGACTTCATTTAAAAATTTATGGAAAATTATAAAACCAAACGGGTTATATATAATAGAAGATATACATATATCTTTTTTAGAAAGAATGATAAAGTTAAACGATGAATTAAAATTATTTGATTCTCAATGTATTAAATATTATAAAGGAATATTCGAATCTGATAATTTTGTTGTATTTCAAAAAATCTCTATTTTTGATACAAGAAATGAAATGTTACAAAATTACTGTTATAAATTATCTAGTCCTAAATTGCTTGAAATAGGTGTATTTAAAGGAGATTTTTTAAATTACTTAATTAATAATTGTAATATTGGTTCAATTGATGCTGTAGATTTATTTTATGGCGACACGTGTAGCGGAGATGTTGATGGAAATAATGTAATATACTACAATGTAGGAAAAAGTTATTTAGAATTATCTGAAAAATATAAAGATGCGCTAAATATAAAACTTCATAAATCAAACTCAATAACATTTTTACAAAATCAAGAAGATAATAAATATGATATAATATACATTGACGGTGACCATTCGTACAATGGTGTTAAAAATGATTTAATAAATTCATACAATAAAATAAAAAATGGAGGATATATTATGGGTCACGATTATGAGATGAATATGAAAAAGGCAAATAATAATTATAACTTTGGTGTAAAACAAGCAGTAGATGAATTTTGTATAAATTACAAACAATCTATTATATCAAAAGCAAACGACGGATGTGTAAGTTATTGCATACGTATTAATAAAATTTGAATAAAAATTAAATAATATATATATGATATATGATATATGGACTTTTGAGAATTTCAAACTCTGATAATCCTTTTAAGGTATTAGATGATGTTTTTTTTAATAAAAAAATAAATTGTTTCGACACTGCCAATTGCTATGGAACGTCGGAAAATATTTTTGGAGACTGGATTTTATCAAGAAATATTAATAGAAATGATATATATATTATTTGTAAAGGGGGGCATCATTCTTACGATAAAATCAAAATAATACATAGACTAACCAAAGAAGACATTGTAAATGATTTAAGTGTCTCGTTTAAAAGAATTAATATTAAATATGCGGATACTTTTATGTTTCACCGAGATGATGAAAATGTATCTCCTGAAAAAATATATAATATTTGTAATTATTTATTAGAAAATAAATTATGTAAAAAAATAGGAGTATCTAATTGGAAAACAAGTCGTATAGAAGAAATAAATTATATATCAAACAGTAGAAAAGGAATATCAATCATTGAAGAAAGTCAAATATTTTTAAATTTTATTAAATTATCACATTTACCATATCCAAATATTCATATGATTAATTATTCGGATTATATTTGGTATAAAAACCATCCAGAACATAAAATACAAATATATAGTGTGGTTTGTTTTTTAAATGAGTTAGATAATAATCCTATCCATCAAAATAAAATATTCAAAAATTTATTAGAATATATATGTGATATTACAAATGAAACAAAACAAAATGTTTTGTATGTTCTTTTAAGCAAATGTACTGGATTAAACGTTGAATGTATTCAAGGTTCAATATCTACAACACATATTTTAATTCAAACTAAACTAGATGAAATATTTTCACTAATTGAAAAAAATATCCCAAATTTAATTGATTTTATTGCTTGTTTTCTGGTTGAACGTCCTATTGGATTTGTAGAAAATAATATGACATCCTTTTTAATGAATGGATTTGTTGGACCATTTCCTTTAGAAAATATTGTAGAAGATAAAATAAATTCAATAACGGATTGGTTACTAAATAAAAAATTTAACGATTATTCGCAAATGAAACAACATCATGAACATAACATTGACATTAAAGAGCTATGTTTAAATAATACATTAAATGACATAATTACAAAATATATTGGTTATGAATGCATTTGCTACAATACCGAAATTTTTTTAAGAACAAATAATAATGACTTTCAATACACGGCAAATTGGCATATAGATCCATACATTGAGTTAGACTATACTTATCCTCATTTTACATTACAAATAGGACTAACAGATAATAATGATAACAATAGTTTACACGCAATATTAGGAAGTCATTTATTTGATTATCAAAATAAATATAATAGAATTGATGATAAAAATAATTTTGCTCCCTTAACTAATTTTGATGAAAAAAACATAGACCCTAATTTAATATATAAACTCTTAAATAAAAAGGGGTACGTATATCTGATTTCAAATTATTTGACACACGGTAAAGGTATAATACAAAATAATGACAATAATTCTCGGGTAGCATTAACATTGCGAATCATTTCAAAAAAATCAATAATTAAAACAAAAACTCATTCACATATTTCAAAACATGTATTTGCATTAGGAAGTTCGAATTGTGGGTCCGACGATTTATCTTCTCGTTTACTCTGGAAAATTGTGCAAAATAATTTTAAATCATTATTTATTAGTAAAAGTATTCATGATATTATAAATAAAACATTTTCTTGGGAAAATTCTTATATAAAATTTTTAGATAATTTTAAGATGGATGCTTTTGGAGAAGGCATGTATAAAATTATTGATAAACAAAATATTATAGCAACATTTGGTGGTAGAGTACATAAGATAAGTTTTAATGACGATTATACAGAGTTTTCGGCTATTAGAAAGGGTGATTTACGAATTTTAAAGGGAAAAGCAATTATTAATTATACCTTGTAATTTTTTACTTCGTTGTAAATTTTATAACATATAGGGTGATTAGAAGTTTTGTATCGGTTTTTATATCATTGAGTATATATTTTTCAATCAAACATTTACAAGTTTTTCTAATATCGCCTTTACGAATTATTAATAATAATTCGTAAAATGGTATTATTTATTAAGATTATATTATACTATTATAGCAACATACCTTATTATACTCAAGATACGGTTTTATTAATATAATATCAACAATAAAATACAACAAAAATAAGTTAGAAGACCAGCACCACATAGTTCCAAATGTATTATATTTATAATATCCGATCAAAGTTATAATCATAGATAACATAACAAATAACGTTAGTAAATCATTTTTAACCAACAATAGAGGCAATACATAAAATAACAACCATATAAATAAATAACTGGTTTCATTTTTTTTATGGTTCATCCATTCCCACGAAAGATGTCCGTTATTTCCTACAAATGTATTAAATGTGATAAAATTATTCGCTTTTTGTCTCAATCCTACAAAAATCACAAATAACGCATATACTAATAATAATATATATCGAATGTTGGTATTTTTTATCATAAACATCAACACCAATTCTTGTATAATTATAAGAAATGCGGCCATAGTTGATAGATTTTTATTTATATTCTTGTCGTTTAAATTTCTCCATAAAAAGAATTCTATCAACTGCATTGAAGCAACTGCGAATAAAAATAAATAAACTAATGGATTGTCAAATGTTTTTGTTTTATATTTTGTATACTTGTTGGTGATGTAAATAAACAATAACGCTAAACACGCAAAACCAAATGTATTTATAGAGACATCTTGGTTCCAACACATATATTAATGTTATATTAAATTGTTTATTTTATTGTACCAAAAATACGGATCGTCGTGTTGTGTAATAAACTCTATTATTTCTGCTCCAGTGATATCCATATTTTTTAATCTTGGAACTAAATCTAGTTTTTGCCCGTATTCGTTTTTTAACAGGTCAAATAGTTTTTTATACTTCTTTTGGTTTAATAAATCTACGCATTTTTGTCGTGCGTTTATATTCAATTCTCCGAATTCTTTCCATTCTGTTAAATCTAGTCCCTCAATTTCTCTGTCGTGTAGAAGAAAGTGAGCATATCGCAAATGTTGTAGAATTACATTTTTTAAATACGATTTATGAGACTCTATTATTTTATCTTTCTGTGCGTCAAACATCTGCTGGTCAAATCCCCTATAAAAATTCCGAATGTCCCTGTCTATTTCAGAAACTGTGCCAGTGTTTATATAATGGTGTAAATTGAATAGTCGCAATTTTGAATTGCGGGTTAAATAGAACGGTAAGTTTGAACACGGTCCAGTCAAGTCTACAAAACATCCGAAATTATCCCTAACTTCAAGTCCGAATATAACATGGTTCAAATGACCCTTCAGACTATCGTCAAAATATTCGGCAACAATCCTATTGTTTCTGCCAGTAAATTCATTGTATATAAAAGCAACGTCATTGTCCTTCGCGAATTTGGATATATCGCGCAAATCTTCGGTAATATTCACATAATCGTCTGTTTGGAAGTTGGACGATTGTGGGTCAGTGAATACATTTTGTCTAATAGTAAAAACAACCAGTTCTTCTGAACCCGTGTACATTTTAATCTGCTCTTGTTCAGCGCACCCGTTTATATCTGGAATATCAATAATATGAGTTTCTAACTGCATATCATGAACCATATACGGAGGGTCTTCCTGCATAGGGTCTATCAGAATTACAGTAATATTTATAATCTTATTCATTTGTTTTATACGACGTTGAATAGATGTAAGCAATTCTGGGTACTGGTGATAATTTTTCGCGTCTAACACCCCATTTGTTCCATAAGTATGTGCAGCAGTTCCAACTCCGACGAAAACTACATTTACCGCGTCGTGGTTCATATTGTCCTTGACGAGAGATAAAATCTTAGATAAACTCATAGTGTTATTAATGCTTTTATAATTTATTATTGTTAATTCAATTTAAATAAATTTAACTCAATTTAATTAAATTTAACTCAATAAAAATATTACATATTTACGAATGAATGGTGATAATCACGCTCTCTTTAATTATTAATTTATTTACCATATATATCCAACTGTGCTTTAGTATATTCGTTGTCTTTTAACCGAACATACTTTATCCATATTGTATATTCGCATTTATCGTCGTCCGTAATAGATGCGTCGTAACCTACGCATAGACGAGCATAGTTTAACTGTCCCTTTACCAATTGAAACATACTCCACCAATTTTGTTTATCTAATTTTTTTATATTATTATTTTCTTGAACATCTACTGATTTAGTTGTAGAGGATAGATAAAACCCTTCTTTATTTGTTCCTTTTTCCGCCTTTTCTGGAAGAGATTTACCTCCCAAGTCGTTTCCTGTAACATCTTTATAAAAATCGCTCGCAAGCGCCCATACCTGGATATCATTTCCATCATACACTTTAAATTTTTTCCACAATGATGCATCTTTTCTCTCAATCAATTTCAATGCAGCGCTTTTTAGTTGGGCGTCGGTTAATTTTTTTGGTTTCTCTTTATTAATAACGGTATAATTAACAGAACTCCCTTCGTAATCTTCTAATAATTCGTCTATGTGTTTTTCATAACCAAGACAAGTATCAACTACGTATTGGGTCAATGAATAAAATTGTGTTGTTTTTATATTTTTTTTACCATTTTCAGACCAAGAAGAGTAATTAAACACAAATCTACACAGTTGATATAATTTATCTGCACTAAGGTGATGATGCGACATAATAACGTTGTCGAAATTTCCAATAGTCTCGTTGATTAATGTAACGCTCATTCCTACACACGTTAATCCTGTAACAAATGTAGGATAATTTCTGGTAGGTTCGATTAATTTCTGTATTACATACGACGGTTCGCGTAATTTACCAATTTCTTCACTTTTTCCTTTTGCCGATTTCTCTAGACAATCCCTAGATGTTACCATACGAGTGATTTGTTCGCACTCACCTCGATTTCTATATAATTCTATACCATTTCCGTTCATAACAACTACATTAGCGTTTGGGAATTTTTTTAAGAGAATTTCTGTTGTCTGATAGTGTGTTACTTTTCGTGTAAATGCAGGCACGAAATTATAAGTATAAGAACCTTGAGGAATGTCGATAGTATCTATAATTTCTTGTATAAATTTTAAATGCAATATTTCATTCCCTATATCAAATGGAAATTTATATCCATACAATTTTTTATTGTTAGTATTCTGAATATTGTACGACAGATTAAATACTGTATCAGATATAGTGTGTCGTTCAATGCATGCCGACAAATCATCTACACATTCTTTATTTTCTTGTACCGACAATAATTTGTCTCTTATATGAAATTTACACTGAATAATTCCGTAATACTCTGTCGAGCGAATAATAGAAAGGTCCTTTTCAATATCTCTCACAAAAATATCACTAAATAAAGTATCATTTGGGATCCAAATATTATCTGGAGTAGCACTATACCCGATAATATCACATACAATGTGCGAAGCATTGAACCCTCGGACAAACTCTCTGCTCTCTGGTATATATTTATGTGCTTCGTCTATATGTATAGCAATCATACGGCGTTGCTGCAGGAATAGTTTAGAATCTCCGAAAGCATCTAACAGAGATGGAATACTATCTCGAACTCGTTTTACGTGAGCGCAACAAACCACAACCTTTATATTATTTTTAGGATCACGAATAATTTGAAGAACTGATTCTATTGTTTTTGCGTGGTGGCATGTTTCCCCAACGCCCTTTTGGCTATTAAATACAATTATTCTTTCATGTCCTATTGCTGTAACCAATCGTTCGCAGAACTGGTCGCTCGAAGAAATAACATTCATGGTTAAAACTATATGAATATTTTTACTCATATCGGTTACAATTCCCTTTATACAAATAAAGGTCTTTCCTTCCTGGGGTTTTCTTATAATAAGACTTAGTTTTTTTGCTTCTTCTTCTTGGTCAATCTCGTCCATTTTATTTAATTCTCTCATACGCAAAGAATAATTTCAATTTAAATAAAATGTTTATTAATGCTGTTTATATAATAAACGCACGTTAAATAGTAAAATTATAATAATCTTTAGATACACTTCTAGGGGCGTATGAATACGCTGGGTTGGCAGAAGGTGGGTCTGGAATAGTTACGGGGATGTATCTCAGCTCCGACGGTTTCAAAACAAACGCAGAACCATTGCTTTCAAACATTTCGTTATAAAATTGTAAGCTAGAATCAAAACTTTGAAAAGATAAAGCCACAAATTGTGCACCATAATTCAATGATAACACCGAACTTGGATTGTAACTACTTGACGAATAATCTGGCAGAACTATTGACATTTGTTTTTTATTAAAATCTATTAATTCTTGCATATCTGGTGTAAGTTTTACGTCCTGAAAGCGAAGTGACCTCATAAAAACAGCGTTGCCTGACATATTAACATATTCGTCTAACAGTGTATCCACAAACAGCGGATTCGTTTTATCTACCATTATTATTACCTTACCCATTAAATCCTTTAGAGGCGTTAGACCGAAGTTTAATCCGTTGTTTTCATAACTATACTGCTTACCCATAAGACGCATTGACAAGGTATTTAAAATTATATTCGCCATTTTATCGTATATGGGTTTATTGTTACTCATAATTCGTAAATATAATATAAGAGGGTCGCCCGAGTTTGGACACGTGCTTCCAGAGAATGCGTAATTGTTTATGACGCTCATCGCTTCCGCGAATGCTACTGTGTTGTATGTTTCTTTTATATAATACGAATCAATTGAGGAACAAGCTATAACAGGTTCATTATCAACCGAATAAATTTCAAAATCCAAACACCTAACGCCCTGTTTAATGCATGTTTTTAGCGCACATATATTTACATAATTATTTTTTAGGTCACCGGAAGCACAGCAATTGTATGCGGTTTTTATATAGTAGTCCCGCAAATTATATTGATATTGGTCGTTATTTATATTTATGGTATGAACCATTGCAAATTTGTCATAGAAATTCGAAAGGTTTTTACAATTTATACTGTTTAAATTTAATTTATTATATACCCACCATATTAGAGAAAATATTGCTAGTGCGGATAGTGCTATTATTGTATATTCCGTTGTTTGGTCCATTATTATATTAAAGAAGTATAATAATGTATAAATTATAAGTTAAATAAATATTCGTTTATTATAATAATGCCTGGAGGGTTACTAAACTTGGTTTCTGCCGGAAATCAAAATGTTCTATTGAATGGAAACCCGAGTAAAACATTTTTTAAAACGACTTATTCGAAATATACTAATTTCGGACTGCAGAAGTTTAGAATAGATTTCGACGGTTCAACAAACTTAAGATTGTCCGAACCATCTACATTTAAATTCAAGGTTCCGAGATACGCCGATTTATTGATGGGTACATATTTATGTGTTACATTGCCGACGATATGGAGTTCGTTATACAATTCCGGTGATTGTTATTTGCCGTATGAGTTTAAATGGATAGATGATTTGGGGTCGATGATGATTAAACAAGTAACATTTAACGTTGGTGGGCAGATTATTCAGAAGTTCTCGGGGCAATATTTAAGAAATCTAGTTGAAAGGGATTTCGCGGGGTCTATTAAATCAACTTATTATGATATGACTGGCAACGTCCTTTCGCTGAACGACCCAGCTAACGCTAATGGAAGAATAAACCAATATCCTACGGCAACTTATAATGCGTCGTGGCAAACTGGACCAGAACCGTCAATTAGGACTAGAAAATTGTTTGTACCATTGAACACGTGGTTTACTTTGGCGAGCGCTATGGCGTTTCCGTTGGCGAGTCTTCAATACAATGAACTGACTATAGATGTAGAAATGAGACCAATACAAGAATTATTTGTTATACGGGATGTAGTTAATGCTTCGGCATATTCTCCCGGCGACGCCCCTTATGTACAAGCAAATCAGACCATTCTCGCATACAACTTTAGTCGGTTCATACAACCGCCGCCAAATGCATCTTACGATTACACTGGCACAGATACACGAACAAACTGGGCGGCAGATATACACTTAACCAGCACGTATGCGTTTTTATCAGAAGATGAAGTTAGAGTGTTTGCTTCAACAGAACAGACTTATTTAATTAAAGAGGTTTATGAATATAATTTTAATAATCTAGTTGGACCTAATCGGGTTTCTCTCGATAGTATGGGGTTGGTTGCAAATTGGATGTGGTATTTTCAAAGAAGCGACGTTCATCTGCGTAACCAGTGGTCTAATTATACAAATTGGCCGTATAAAACTATGCCACAGAATGTATCTTCGCTTACGGTAAATACAAGTGCTTGCGCACTACGCCAAGTTTATAGTACCGGTCCGTTCAATCCAGCAAATCAGAAAACTATTATGAGTAAGTGGGCGATACTTTTAGATGGAACTTATCGGGAAAATTCCCTTGATGCTGGAATTTTACAATATGTTGAAAAATATACAGCGTCTGCAGGTTATTCAACGAATAATTTGTATTGTTACAATTTCGAACTACTCACAAATCCGGACGATTTTCAACCAAGCGGTGCTATGAATTTGAGTAAATTTAGCACTGTGCAGTTTGAATTTACTACCTTTCAACCTCCTCTGGACCCCTTGGCACAAGTATTTGTTATATGTGATCCTGTCACAAACCAAATAATTGGTGTTAATAAACCCACGTGGCAACTTTATGATTATAATTACGACCTTACCGTGTTTGAAGAAAGGTATAACGTAGTCACGTTTTTGTCTGGAAACGCTGGTCTGATGTTCGCCAGATAATTTGGTTGAATTATTTTATCTGGATTATTTAAAATATCAGAGAAAGTTATGAGTGATACACTTCAAAACGAGATTTTCAAATTGAACCAAACCTTTAATGTCGCAGTAAAAAACCTGTCAGATTATTGCAATTCGCGTATAAATAATATTATAAAAACAATAAAGATTTCAAATATTAGAAATTCAGAGATAAATAAAATTAAAAATTATTTTAATACAGAATATTCTAAATTGAAAAATAAATTAAATATAGAAATACAAAATGTTAAAGTTAAATATTCTACCCCGGTTTCAACTAACCCGAAAAAAAATAAAAAGGCGTTGGTGATTGGATGCAACTATGTAGGAACAGAGTATGAGTTATATGGATGTATAAACGACGCGGTAAATATTGAAAATATCTTAAAATCAAAATATGCTTTTGATACTATTACCATTCTAACAGATCATACGAATATGAAACCTACTAAAAAAAATATATTAGATGGATTGAAAAATCTGTTAATCAATTCTAATCCCGGGGATAACTTGTTTTTATCGTTTAGTGGTCATGGAAGTCTTACTAAAGATAAAAACGGCGATGAACTAAGTGAGTTCGATTCAATGATTTTTTGCATTGACACGGAGTTTATAGTGGATGATGACATAAAACTTGTTATAGACAATAATTTAAAGAAAGATGTATCATTATTTGCCCTATTTGATTCGTGCAACAGTGGGACTGTTATGGACCTTCGTTACCAATATCTAGATAGCGGAAACTCGGATAAAACAACTATAAACGAAAAAGAGAGAGAAACGATTGGGAGCGTAGTAATGATTAGTGGATGCACTGATGCACAGACCAGTTCGGAAACATCGGATAAGCAAGGAGCAATGACCGCGTCATTTTTAAATGCCCCTCATAGTAAGACAATGTCGTGGAATAATTTAATTTTATCTATGCGGTCTTATTTGAAAACTTCAAAATATTCCCAGATTCCACAAATAACGAGCGGGAAACAATTAGACTTAAATTCGATTGTGAGTTTGATATAAATTTGTAGTTGTCTATATTATAATATGATTGTAATTATATTACAAGTATATTATAATTGGTTAATATAGCAAGGTAAGTGGGTAAAAATTCTTGAAACATATATAATAAGTAGTGTTCATTGAGCATATGTTGATTTTATAATATTATATATTATATATAATATGCCGCTTGAACCAAAACTTATGAGATGTAGTAAAGGCACCCGTAGAAATAAAAAAACAGGTCTTTGCGAGCCCATGATAAAAGGGCAGAATTCTTTAGGAAAAGTAATAACAGTTTCTAAAGGCAACCCTTCACCAATTGCAATGAAACTTAAAGAAAGTAAGGTTCTGAGATGTCCTAAGGGCACGCGTAAAAATAAAAAAACGGGTATTTGCGACCCAACTTTAAAGACACGGATTGGCGAACATACGAGCGATAAAGAAGGCTTGGTCTCGGCCTTCAAATCCGGGACGTCAAATCCGGGAGAAAATCCATTTATTGCACTATGTAAGAAATATATTATGAACTCTAAATTAGATCATGTTTATAGAAAGGTATGGATGAACAAGGAAGATTGTAATATATTTACAATTGGAGAGCAACATAAACCCCACCAAAAATGTATGTCTATTCTTGATATGTTTAAAGAACTACTTAGAGAAAATACTAAGAATCCAGTTCACATTGATTTACTTATAGAACTTTTACCGGTCGACGTTTATACTTACGTAGTAAATGGCTACTATGATGTTGTGCAGTTGGGCAAAGTCAGACAATTCTTAGCACCATGTGTTCAAACGAAAGGCAGTTGCTCCAACGTACATGTACATTGGGCGGATCCTGGCAAGGATATAAAAGATAGATTGCCTAAATGGTTAAAAGAACTTAATAACTATAACTTGCCTCTTGATGGACTTCATTGGAAAGAAAACCCAGATATCTCGCGCGTTTTACGAAATAAGGAAGACGTCTCTAAAATATTAACAGAAAATGTAATGACTGTCAAGGAGATAAACAAGGCTGAAAAAATATTTCCAAATTTTACGATAAAATTTGCTGTTGATTTATTTATGGAGTGGGTAATTTGGGGGGAGGGCGATTATGGTTGGATTTATAACGCAGGTATGATATCCCGGTGGGTGATGGATTTTTATACTGCTGCTAGAATTATTAAGTCCAAATTTAAAAATGTAATTTTTTATGCAGGAAACACGCACACGGAACACGTAATCGAGATTTTAACAAAACTAGGATTTAGTACAGTTGAAAGTGTATTAGGAGACAAGAAATGTATAAACTATTGAAACTACAATTGTTAATAAAATGATTTCGCTTTCTTTGTTTTATTATTTCTTGTTTTATTATTTCTTGTTTTATTATTTCGTATAACCCGTTTCCCTCTACCTCCTACATATCTTCCGGTGGCAGAAATAACATTTGAAACAGTTCCTCTACATCCAGCGTTGTACCAGGCATCCATATTAGATGGATATAATGTTGGGTTAAATTCATAGTTGGGCCTCATTATAATTATAACAATTATAATAATTCTATAGGTTGCCATTTATTAAATCGTTTATTGTATATACATTTCATTTTACGCGACGACTGGTATATTTCTGTTGTAGGGTCATCTTCGCTCACCGCTTCATCTTCGCTCACCTCTTCATCTTCGCTTTCTTCTAACGCATCCAAGTTTGAATAATTATTCCGTTTTTTGAACGCATAGTTCATCATAACACTGCTCTTGTAACTTGGAATATGCGCGATTCCAACAAAAGTCGAATTATCGTATATATGATATATATCATTATCGTCTGTTGAGCGTATATCAAAAATATTATGGTCTGATTGCGATTTGTTTACTTTAAATATACTTGCATCATACGAGTTTGTTAATATATCATTTTTTTTATAAATTACAACATCTTCGACCAAATATGGTAGATTGTCTATACAAGACATTGTATGTAAATAGTTATATTTGATAACAGGCATCCCCATTATAATGGAGTTGATATCATTTTTTATTTTTTTAATTGTAGAATATATTAATAAAAAATGTTCTTCTGGGAATTTATAGTCTGGTATAGGGGACGGCGATTTTAATATTCTTTCACACGAGAGATATTCCAATCCATTGCAATTAAAAAATGTTCCAAAAAATAATGTATCAATTACATCTTTCTCTCCATCTATAAATAATAACGGGTATATGATGGCGTCATATATAACATTTTTATCATTTAATAATAGTACGATAAATACATTTTTACCATTTCTAAAAGTAATCCAGCCGATGGATTTAATACCCTTTGGTATTATAACAAAAATGTCTCCAGACAAGTTATGAGACATTTTTCTCAAAACTGGTATATTGTTTGGTACAATAAATTCGGCAATTAATATTTTTTTATCGTCCTCGCTCAGCATATAATCCATTTATATATGTATCGTTTTATATTTATATTGTATGTAAATTATAATGGCAGAAACAATTCATTGCATTGATATATCATCGTTGTATATAACCGAACCACTTTCGCCAGAGTGTATTCATAATATTAACCCTGTACCATTAGTTAGAATTGATACAACTTCGCATGTTTTAAACCTGTCTCCTATATATATATATATCATACCCTACATTTTTATCATTTTTTTTCAAGAGAGGTATGTTTTCTCTGAATAATTGTATTGGCGATTATGCCAGAAAACTTACAGATAATAACGAAAGATTTATTATTTCTGGTCCGCTAGACCAGTTATACACAGACCCTGATTACACTACCAATCCTAGGTTTAATCTGTTGCATTCTATAATTTCTGTGTGTGCAAACGACATAGGGTCCGAACCATGTAATTTGAACAAACTTGGACTTTTAAGATTGCAAAAAAAAATTAATCCAATAAAAAACTTATTTGATATATCAAATAAGTTAAATAAAAATATAAGGGTCTCTATGAGTTTAGACCAATTCTTTGATTCTCTTAAAGCACAAGGGATGGTTTTTGGAAATAAGTCGGGGTTTCCGTTAGAACCTGGATATAGTTCGTCGAACGAAATGGCGGTTATATATCAAGGGGTTATTTGTGTAAATATAACCGTAATTATTAAAGGTCTTTCGGAAGATGTTAAAGATTTGAAAATAATGTGGCCGTTTTTTATTAACTTTAATTCATACTCTAATAATGGAAATTTCTCGTTATTGCCAGAAGAAAGACATTCAAATATATCTCCTCATATATGGAATATTCCTCAATTTTTAATAAAATCTGATAATCCTACATTTGCAGACAAGAATAGAACGGATAAATTTTTAACAAAGGATATTGTGGACGAATACGGTGTCATTATAAATGGAGTAAATAGGTACAACGCTTGGCAAAATAGCAATATATACATAATTCCTGTAACCAGTATTACGATAACCGGCAGTTCGTCGGTGGTTACTGGCACAGAAATACAATTAGGTGCAACGGTTTTACCTCTAACCGCGACAAACGCTGGCATAACGTGGTCGTCTAACAATGATAATTTTGCCACTGTAGACTCAATGGGTAAAGTTACTGGTGTGGGCGCTGGTACCGTGAGTATAACTGCTACAGCGAATGACACTAGTGATGTATGTTAACACTTTTTACTTGACACATATGCCCAACGCCCACCCTAACTGGTTTTTTGGTATTTTAATGCACTTTTTGGAATCAGATTCTTTCTTATCCATCGTTTCTTCGTTTGAATCTGATTTAGACTCGTGCGGATTTTAAATGAGCGCTGCGTTCGATACAATTTGAAGGCGACTAACAAATTATATCTACAAACACAAATGACCGAACCCGAACAAAATACACGGCGGTTCTTTCCAAAACGTCCAATATTCGGATTCTTCGTTCAATAACTCAATCCTGGAATTGATTCAACTAAACTGGATATTCAAACTGTAAAACCATTAACGTTAAAATGTCCAGATTGTAAGCACGTGTTCCCTGGAACAGCACACGGACTCAAAAATTGTAGGTTCTGTGTGCATCAGGAATTGTGCTTTGGAAATTCGTTAGCATCACGATATTTCACAGGTGTTGAAAAATACAAAGAATTCAAGAGGTTATATGAGTCTGGTGCTGCTTTATTCTTAGAAACGTGTGCGATTTACGATTTTCGCAACAATCCAGTTAGGCGTAGGTCTATATTTGAAACAAATTCTCGCTTAAACGTATTGTTCATATGTAGGAAGTGTGACCAGGGTGTTCCATCCAGCACATCTACTATCGCTCATTTAAAATCCGCGCTGGTCTAAACCCTATTGCATAACTGCGATACTTGACCGACGTCACTTCACAAGGACTCGGGCATTTCTGCTATATTGTGACTCTCCAGTGCCAAATATTTCTTTATAAATGCGTTTCTCGTTTCTGCCGTGCTCAAAGAAAGATACTGCTGATAATAATTCGCTGGAAAACTAGATACTATCATACGCCATCGTTTAAACAGAAAATACACAATCCCGTCATTCGTATGCTTCATATATTCTTTATCTTCTTCAGTCAAAGTAGTCAATAATAAAGCGTGTGTGCCTAAATCGTAATAATCTTCAGGAATCAAAGACGCCATGTTATACAATAATATTTGTGTTTATATTCATATAAACACAAACGCCAAGTAAAAGAAACAATACATTAACATTTAAACCACCCCTTTTCTATTTTTTCTGGTTTGACTTTTCTTTTTATTAATTCCAAAAGTAGTCCATGGTTGCGATGGTCTATCTAGAATATATGGTTCTTGGTCTTTCCATTGAAGATGCTTCTTGAAAAATTGCGTTTTATTGAACGGTGTTCCACAAGACGTACCCCATCTAGATATCATTGACATTTTCTTGGCTAGGGTTGTGTCACATACAATTCCGTCTAAAGCACCCCTTGGTTGGTATGGTTTAGGTCTATCTGCCTGAGACATATACGCCCTATTGTCTAATTCATAATGACCGCAACATGTTCTAGAACTAGGATTAATTTTATTCAAATATACGTCATAATGGTCTGATATTATTTTCTTTGCTATCACCAAGTCAAGTTTCCCTTTATATTCATTCATCAGTTCTGTTAAACGAACACGTCTTGCCCCCTGGTGTCGTCTTATATCTTCGTACCCTGTATTGACACACTCCAAATTTCGGATGCGTGGATCTTCTGGCGCGTTGTATCCGATGAAATAACCATTTGTTTTCTTTTCAACGTTAACATACATCAGTCCTAACTCAATTCTCATTATAGTATTGGTATTAGTATCTCCAATCAACCAAGAATTGGCATAATCACCTCCATTATTTTTCGTTAAAAATGTAACGCAATCGTCCAATGATTTTGAATATTGCATTGCTTTTCGGATTCTACAACAAATCGGGTCTTTCAGAATAAATTTAGAAAACCCTCCTATAGTTGTTTCAGTGCATATAAGACCATTGCTTGTAACATAATAATCGGTACAACTCGAAATACATCCGGGAGCAGTCTGCATTAAAAAACTATTAGAATTCTTCTCGGAAGGAGTAATATCCATCATTACATTGAAATTCTGCCCATCTATAAAATTATCAAACGAATTGTGAGCACATACGATTTTTCCATCTTTAGTGTAGTCTCCGACCGCAATAAATGCAGTACAATGGTCTCCTCTAGAACCGCTTCCACCTCCACCTTCTGCAGACCCTTGTGTCTGTGAGGTAATTTCTGGAGAAAACATATTGCCGTATTTTTTTGATAGCGTATTAGATTTTAAAACAAATGGACCAATTGCACCTATAACATACGATATGCTACTATAACAATTCCACATGATAATATCATCAAAAGAAACTTTTGCTCCTCCGTCATTCGCACCCATTGCTATGCTTTCCATTTCGTCGTAATATTCTGGAAAATTTTCAAGAATTTGAGGTTTAAACATCGCACTTATAACATCTGAAAAAAACTCGCGAGTGTATCCGTAACTATACAACATATTAAAATCTATCATTGAAAAAATTCGGGTTAAATCTTTAGATACAAGAAGACCGTGTGCGTATCCACGTTCCTTTGCGTTGCCCTTCAACGACATTCTAATCCATCCGCTCTGCTCATACCTCGAACCATTTTTTATATCAACGGGGTACATCTAATATAACAATACAATATAATATAATTCCTGTTCCTATTATATCCATTTATATTTAATGGGAAAAAAATCACTTTTTTTATTTTAAATCTACAATTCAATTTTGACTTTTGGACATTTATAAATGTCCAAAACGCTATTAGCTATTGTAGATTTGAGAAAAAAAAGTGATTTTTTTCATTTTGCTTGATTATGCTCTTAAAATAAAAAAAAAATATTTCGGTTGTGACCATAAAAAAAACTTCATTTTTTAGAAAAAACAATTTAGGCATTTTTTTTGTTAAAGAAATATAAGGGAAATGTTAAAGAAAATGCCGAAAAAAATGCCGATTTTTTTTAATTGTGAAATTTGTGTCTTTAGATGTAGCAAGAAAAGTAATTACGACGCACATATTTTGACCCGAAAACATTCCTTTAACACAAAAAATGCCGTTTCTGGTGACACTGTAACTTGTATAAATTGTAATAAAAATTATAAAACTAGGACTGGATTGTGGTATCATATGAAAAGTTGCGGTTCAAATGGTTCTGTTTCAAAAGAATTGTCCGAAACCGAAAGTTTAAAGATTTTGGTTACAGAGGTGATAAAAAACAATAGCGAATTACAAAAACAAAATATAGAATTGCATAAAAAGATTATCGATGTATGCAGTAATAACGCATCTTCAAATGTAACAAATATTCAAAACAATAATAAAACATTTAATTTAAACTTTTTCCTTAATGAAAAATGCAAGGATGCGATGAATATTAGCGAATTTGCCGATACATTTAATATTCAATTTTCCGAATTAGAAAGCGTTGGAGAACTTGGATATATTGACGGAATAACTAAAATTATTGTAGGCAGATTAAAAGATATGGATATATATAGAAGACCAGTTCATTGCAGTGACACAAAACGAGAAACCATATATATTAAAGACGAAAATAAATGGGAGAAGGAGAATACCGATACACCCAAATTAAGACAAGCTATTAAAAATGTATCTTTCAAAAATATGAAACTTGTATCCGAGTGGAGCGAGGCAAACCCAGATAGTAAATTAATTGACACTAAATTAAACGATAAATATATGAATCTTATAAAACAATCTACAGGCGGTAGTGGGGATATTTTAGAAAATGAGGATAAGATAATTCGGAGAATAGCGAAGGAATTGGTGATAGACAAATACGATTAACTAAAAACAATGTTCATTACTCTCACATTCTCCACATAAACCATCGCAATATATGTTTTTCATAATTTGTTTGTATGTAAATACATTTGTTTTGTTGAATGCGACGATATCAAATACTTTTTTTATATGTTCTATAGAATACCTGTCTTTAAAATTATCGATTATTTCGTTATAAGATACTTGTTCGCTTTTATTTTCTAGAGGTGTTTCGTGTAAGTAATAAAAGCAAGAATAAAGGGGAATGTATTTTTCGTATTTAATAAAAAGTTCTCTCGACGTATAATTTTTTAACTCTAAAATTAATGTTTCATTTGAAAAAGGGATGGATGTCATTGCTTATTAAAAATAAATAAATAAACACAAACGTATTTATTTAAGTGAAATGTCGTGAAATTTTCACACATTAATTTTGTATTATACCACATTTACGATTTAAAACTATTAATTAAAAAAATTGAAATATTATATTCTAGATTAGAATAGTATTTAAAATGGCGTCACTAGATTTACGAGTTGCAATGCTTGTTGAAAAATTTACATCTGACTTAATTGTACTAAATCCTGAAAATGAATACGATTTCAAAGCGAAGATATTGTCGAAAGAATTTTGTAAATTGGTCATTCAAACTCCAGAAGGTAAAAAGAAATTCGTATATGATTTTCAAATGACTGGATTTGCTGTAGATTTGTTAAAACTTTCATATGACGCAGACGGCAGATTACGTGCATTATTAGTCAAGCGTTCGAAAAATACCCTACCTATAGAATTCGCGGGTTTATACGCTATTCCTGGCGGATTTCTTAACTATGGTAAAGAAAATGCGTTAATGGCGGCACTTCGCGAGGTTAAGGAAGAAACTGGAACAGAAACAGATACGATTGCTGCGGACACAGACCCGTTGCTGAACCGCATTTATCATTTGACGCTTGCATCAAACCCGTCGCGAGACCCTAGACAACATACGATATCGAAAGTATATACAGTGCTAGTTAAAATGGACGATAAACCTTTATTTACAGAAGACGAAGAAGAAATCGCAGGTGTTCAATGGGTTCCTATTGATACAATATTAGACGACGAGTTTAAAATGGCGTTTGACCATAAAGACTTAATAAAGCGTGCTTATGATATGCATATTTATATTAAATCGCTCCCAACAGAACAACAGAATGCGGTGTTTAATGTATTAAGGCAACAGTTATAAATATTATTCATACAATCAAACCAACATGAATACAAAGAAAAATGAATACAAAGAAAAATGAATACAAAGAAAATCGTAGATTATTTATTTATTTTTTATTTATAATATAAATAAAAATATGGTTGATTGTATAAAAAATACACATTGTATTACAATGTGTATTTTTTTCTAATTTTAATATATGACTTGGAAACATATAGAAGAGTTTGTCAATAACCCAACGATTACGCTTGAACACCAACAATATACGCAATTGCCCGAAGAAATATCAGAGGCGTCCAAAAATTATTATATGTATGGGGCAAATCCATCTTCGAATAATATGATATACGACCCATCTGCAACTACGCCTGCTCGGTTTAAACAAACATCTAATGAAAAATATAAGGCAATATATCAAAGTGTTCATTCATCGATTAATGAATTAGGGTTAAATGAGACATATTTGAGTAATATGAATGATTTATTTGAAAAAACGCAAGAAGAAAATATTAAATTAAAAAAAAACACAGAAAATTATCTTAAGCGAACTGCAACGGATGACCGTAAAACGGAATATAAAAATAAATCGTATGTAGGGTTGATGCCATATACATACATTTTATTATTTATATATTTTTCTCTCTTGGCATACTACATTTTATTTAGTAATTTTTTAAAGGATAAATTGTATCTATCAGATAAGATAGGATTTTTTATATTTATCTACGTTTTACTTCCTTATTTGATATCGGTGTTACTTTCATATTTTATATAACACCAATCTTAATTTATCGAATTCATACTTACGTTTCTTCCTCTCCGTCTCCGTAAATAATAGATACGTTATGCCAGCATTTATTAACAAGAACTCCGTATTTTCTTTCCATATAATCTACGATTTCGGTCTGTTTAGGTATTTTCAACTTTCCTTGTGTAAATTTAAACCATTCTTTAAACGTTTCGTATAATTCCGTTTTCTTGATGCGACCACCTTTAACTTTTTGTATTTTATCCTTTTCAAATTCTGCGATGTAATCTGATTTATCTCGATGTTTGTTGCTATTATCTAGTACAGTTTTACAATCTGGGACAATCCCTTGATTTGAGTAAGCACGTTCTACTAGCATCGACATCCATATAGGCGCCCATTCGTCGAATTTATCGCTCAGATTTTTATCAAGCAGATATTGGTAAGGACATTCGCTTTTTGGAAACACTGGGTCGTTGTAAGGGTCTTCTAAAAATTTCGCGTCAAATGGTATATACCGCATTCGTCTCCACGTACCATCATCATTTGCAATTTCGTCAAAATCAACATTTGTTAAACCGATGAGTTTAAACTGCGGCTTGAATGTAATACTATCTTTGAACAAAGACCGAGCAACCACGTCATCCCCTCCTGTGAGTTCTTTCATTATACCCTCGTTCATTTTTTCTCCCGCAGACATTTCTTGCATTACAGCACATCTAACTCCTACTAACGCTGCAACTTCCGACGACGTTGAACCAATTGTATTTCGCTTTGAGGTAATAAGGGTTATAGGCACGGTTGCCTTGTACGTCCCCATACTTTTTCCCATCAATTCTACGAGTTTAGATTTACCGTTTCTTCCACTACCTTTGTATATATGGAACCTCTGGTCTAGATTTATTCCTATCAATATCGAGGCAAGATGGTTCCACATATATTCGTTTAATTCTTTTACCGGAAAGAGTTGGCACATAAACTCTGTAATGTCTGCTATAATTTTTTTGTCGGTATTTTCTCCGAATTTAGTGTAATCTATATTCGTGCATTTCGTTAAATAATCGTCCGGTCTGCCTTCTCTGTGGCATTTATTTTTAAAGTCCACTACACAGTTATTAAAACACATCAAATATGGGTTTTGGTCAAGTCGCTCTAGAAACCCTTTGTCGAAAAACAGTTCCTTTGCTTCTCGCATTATATTATTTTTTGCTGTTGCATTTTTTAACTTTCCGCATATCTCCGCCAATCTATTATTAGTTTTAGTAAGAGTGACAACTCTTGGGTCGTTCATATCATATGATGCGAGGGTTTTTACATTTGCTTGTGCTTTTAGATTGTATATCTTATGCATCGGTCCAGATAATATCCCTCGCAGTGTAGTGCCAGAATCAATATCAGTCCATCTGAAATTTTTATTATTACATTCATACCATATATTATTTTTTATGCTGACACAAACAAACTCGTCCTTACACATATTGTATAATACATTCGCCAAATCAAAGTCTGATGGTGCTTTCAATGTTTCTTCCACAAAATAATCTATAGTTTTTGTTCGAATTTCTTGATATTTTTCAGGGGCGTCGGTTTTACACCAGAAAATGATTGATCTGTATGTAAGAGAACCAACTCCAATCTCGAACTTATACCAGTCATTGAGTAGTTTTTTGACACCTTTCCAATCAAACCCTGCGCTCTGACAACTGAGTTTAATCCATGTTGGAAATAATCGCATATCGGTATTCGCTAAAGCCCAACCTACTTGAATCCACTTACTGTAACTTCCGTCGCCGTAATATTGCACTGGTAGTGCTAAAGTATATTCATGTATTTCCTTTATTAGATAGTCTTGTGTGTTTAATCCGTCGGCAATACGTGCGATCGTTTCGTCCAATGTCTCTTCGCAGTCTATATCACCGTAATCAAATACGCCTCTTGCGATGTGTCCATCGTTATTCATTTTATTATGCACGCTGGTTGGTTTGTTTTTTATATTATTATCTAATTTTGAGAGAGTTTTTATCGTATCGTTATAAGCACTTTCGAGGTCTGGGTTCATTAGGAACGATGGATGTGCAGTGTATCTTGCAGAAAATGTTTCAATTGTTTGTGCGTTAATCGCATTTACAATGCTTTCATTCTTATACGCCCAATCATTATTTTTTTCTGTATAGGTCATTTTAATTAAATATTTGAGTTCGTATGCCTGATGACCTGGTTTTCTAGACCCAATAAGTTGCCAGTTGCACAGCCCCTTAGTAACACCCAAGTCAAACACGTCTTCCCATGTATTTTTTATAGGCAAGTCGTCCCACATATCTTTAATGCCTGATAGAATTTTTTCCCGCAATATAACTTGGAGCGCCTTGTGCATTTTAATACATATTATTATGTGTATGCCGTCCTTTGTTTTATCTTCTAGAACATTCACATTCGGTTTTTCTAAAACTATTACACGGATTGATGTATTTTCTGGTATTTTGGACATTTTTGAAATAGTTTCCATATAGAACACAACCAGGTCTGTTATGTGTTCGGGAGAATGCTGTTTATCTTTTATTTTCTTGTCGTATCTGAAATCAATGTCTACCAATATAGGTCCATCTTCTATTGATTGACGCTCCGTGAGATACTCCGTATTTTTATTTATAAAAACGTTCTTATGGTAAAGTTCCAGAAATTGTTTGTACACTTCTGGTTTGATACAATAAGAACCAGGATATAAATTTTTTGATACATCACCTAATCTAGTATGTGTGTGTGTTTTTTCTCCCTTTGGGGTTGTATTTTCCTTCAGAAATTTATCAAGAATGGTATTCTCTGAGGCCATTATATTTATTAATATAATATTATAATTCTATTTCAATTTTAATATTATACATTTAATAATTATAAAATAATATGATTAACGATTATTATATATCTAAACTCACCGTGTTTTTATCACTGCGTTTATGATTAATTTTATTTTTAACATCGGGTTTTTTGATTTTCAATCCAGATAACAAATCACTGATATCAGATGGACCCTTCATTTCGGGTCTAGGTGCCGAAGATTTATTAGTTTTTTCTTGTCTAGTTACTCCCGTCGCCGGTCTTTCTCCTCCGCCGGGTTTGAACTCCATTTTATTTACATTATCTTGTTCTACCTTCTCTTCAAATGATCTTCTGTTGTTAGTAAAAGAACGTGATTCTGACCCATTATTTGAATTAGTGGGCGGTTGAGATTGCCCTCCTCCACCTCCTCCATGTGCACCAGGCATAAAATTATTCATAAATCCTCCAAATCCAGGGTTTTGCGCACCCATCGTATTCACTGCCGCCTGTGTGAATTGTTTCGCCAATTCAGGATTTTGGCGCAGAATATCGTCCATACCAGGGACAGCAGATTTAAACATCGTATTTGTCATATGAACCATAATACCTGACCCAGCAAGTTGGAACATGAGTTTAAGTTCGGGTGCCATTTTCGCTTTAGTTTTATACTTTTCGTGTAATTCGGAGAAAATATCATCGTAATCATTTATATTCTCATTCAGTTGTTCGGACCACCCGTCCAATTTAATATCAAATGGGTCAAACCTGTTATTTAGAAATTCTATTCCAGTAATAGCGGCCATTAACATTCTTCCTTGAAACTTGCAACTATTTGTGCGCTCCTTTTCAGAAACGATAGTTTCATACTCTCCTTGCATTTCAGATAAAGAAGATTCCATCGAATATTGTTTTGTCAATTTACCCCCCTTGCTTTGAATTTCTTCCAATCTTCGCAGAGTCTTAAACTTTTCTCGGAGAGTTTCTTCTTGTGATAATTTTTTGGTAGTTTCGACTGAATCGGGGTTTAACTGCAAATCTATTTTTTTAAATCCGTCCCATGTTTTATTTTCTCCGTCGTCCCTATTATTGCTTGATATTTCTCCGATGTTACTATCTTTGCCCAATTGACTAAATCCGACATTTTTAAAAACTATATCTGCCTTTTCGGACCTAGATGCATTTATACCAGTAGATAAATCATTTAAATCCCGTTCAAGGTCGGTTACATCAGACACGTCTATTTTCACGCTATTATTATGTGTATCTTTATGTTTCATATTCATAAGAAGTTCAACTCCTTCGCCGAGATGCTTGCTTGGGGGGTTGTTTGATGTATTTAGTTGTATATTCTGTACATCCGAATTTGTTATATCTATAATATCTGTGATATCCATTATGATATTAATATAGATTAATCCTTTAAATTATCCGCATTATAAATATACGAATACTGATAAATTATATAAATATAATTTATATGTAAGATTGATGGATTTTGATATACGTGCAATTTTACGTCAATTAACGAGTTAAGTGAATTAATAACATTGAAAATAAATAATAATGATAATTAGTAACAAGATAATTCTGAAATCTCCAAACTCTTAACGCGGGCGTTTGACTTTATACACCTTTCGACATTTACAATCCATGCTTTAAACGATGGTATTTTAATAATTTCCAGAAAATATTAAATAACTCAAAAATATACCAAAAAAATTCTTTGCGAACAAATCTAATATATTATAAAAAGCATTTTTAGCATAATAAGGAAACATTGCTACAACGCCATACAAAGACCAAAAAAAGAAAAAATACCAAAATAATAAATACCCATTTGTGTTTTGAGTTACATAATTTACATAAATGATATAATAATAAATTAAAAATGGTATAAATCCTAGAAATACTCCAAGCAAAATAGGGATAATTCTCATTTCTCCCAAATAACCGAAAAACAACATCAACCAGTTCAAAAGCACCACATGTATAAAAATATTCGAATTCTCTTTCAAAAGAGTAAAAAAATTCAAATCATTTATTTTATTTTCTGCCATTTTATTTAAATAAATTAAATATATCATCAATGTTATTAGCATTGTTGGTGTTGTAATAACCCAGTCTATATACCTTTTTGGTGTAATATTTAATACCTTGGCATAATTATAAACTAACCAAAAATAAAACATTCCCTCGCAAAACTGAACAATTAATTCTAATGTTAGTAATTGTTTTATTAACGAATACATAGTAGGAACTTTTACAAAAAATGCTCCTACTTCTATTATTCCTGTTGTTATTTGAATAATAATTGAAATTACTAATGTAGTATAAAATAAATATTTTGTATCCATATATTATTTTAATACTATTTTTATGTAGTTTATTGATAAATGGAGTTAAATGTGTAAATAACCAACTGACAAATATAATTTAAATTACGTTGCATTAAGTTGCTCTATGTTATGCGATGTTAGACTATTTTGTATATTCTCGTTTTTGATGAAGTTATTGTAAATTCGTCGATTAATTGTATGAAGAGCACTCACGCAAGTTTTATACGATGTGCTCCACACAGTAAACTTGAAATCGTTTTTATTGTACCATATAAATAAAACGCCCTCCTTATATGTTATCTGCTTAAGATTCGCGCCATACAGTCCTATAGTTTTTTGAAGTACGATGCGAACTGGTGGTGCATTTACACTTCCTGTAAATATCTTATTGCAACTCATGGTATTGGCGATTAATACATTTGCAAATACAGCATCCATATTAATAAAATAATTTGTCACTTCCCCAAAATAATTAACAGCGTCCCTGCTAGCGACCGTAGAAATATGAAACATCGTTTTTTGTCCAGGTTTTCTGGAAGTTATCGCATCTTTATATTTAGAAATAGCGTCGGTCTGAGATTGCGTATAGTCGTATTCCATTTCTGAACTTTCTCCGACCAAAGTCTGCTCGCTTTGAATATTAACGGTTGTAGGAAGAAGTGTAGTTGTAGTGATAGGAATCGTTTCTGATGTATTATTAATAGTATCATTGCCATTTTCTGTTTCCATTCCAGCATCAGATACAACGCATTGATTCTGCGAAGAAATGTTAGATAACATATTATATACTATACGAATATTGCTTTATATCGTTTAATGTTGTATAAACATATTTTCGTATATTAATTAATGAGAATTATAAGCATTGATGTAGGCATCAAAAATTTGGCATATTGTATATTAGAAAATACGGATACGGATACGGACGGTCCGTGTAATATAATCAAATGGGACGTTATAAATCTATGTTCAGATATTCGATTGTGCAACTGTAACAAGACTAGAAAGACGACGGAAAAGTGCACTAAACCTGCGTTTTACTCATTTAGGAAGGAAGATTCCACCATATATCTCTGTAAAATACACGCAAAACAGTCTGTATATAAAATTCCGTCAGATGATACTAATATTAAAAAAATAAATAAAATGAAAATAGGGGAATTAAAATCATATATGGATAGTCACAGTATTGTATATACGATAGATGACACTAAACCGGAAATATTATTAAAAATTAAAACATACCTCGCGGAATGTTTATTGGTGGTCGTAAAAAAAGAATCGGCAAATGATATGAATATGGTTCCAATGGGGGAGAGATTATTTACCGCATTTAATGTGGCTATAAACTTAGAGGGCATTGATCATATATGTATAGAAAACCAGATAGGGCCTATTGCTAATAGAATGAAGTCGTTACAGGGGATGATTAGTATGTATTTTATAATGCGTGGTAAAATAAATATATCATTTATTTCTGCCACAAATAAACTAAAATTATTTAATTCAACCGAGCAATTAGACAGTCACGCAGATAGAAAAAAGGCAGGAATAGAAATGGTATATAAGATACTTGAGAAAAACGAAAACAAACAGTGGAATGAAACATTCCGTTCTCATAAAAAAAAAGACGATATGGCAGACTCCTTGTTACAAGGGATGTGGTATTTAAAAAATAATGTATAAAAATAAATATATAGTTCAACCAACCGTCATTATTTAGCTAACGTATCTATATAATTTTCAATGAACCTATTTAACATACAACATCCGTCGAATAAAACATTAATGGTTGAATTTGGTTTAAATTGTTTATTGTATTTTTCTAGGGCATTGTATGAATCCAACATAATTTGTGCACTATAAACCATATTATCGGCAGATAAATCATTTATGCAATTACCATTTAGTATATTTCCGCATATACATGATAAAAATGTGCGTGTATCGGTTAGCACTTGTTTAATTTTCTCATAATCTTCGTCCATACCAATTATATTATAATAAGTTAAATCTTTATATTTATGGCAACATTATATTGTGTTTCTTACACCACAATTCGCAATTATGGTGATTTTTCTTATTAATATAATCAATTTTACTTTGATTGCTTAACGATTTTGGCGAATTTGAAACATTGATAGTATGGTTTACGCTTTCCAACGATTGTTGTCCTAGAATTGCGTTTATCTCATTCAATTTAGATATGTAATGAAACGGAAATTTTGTTTTTGAAGAAAAATCTGGATATACAGATTGCATTTCTGGAACCGACTTAGTCAAGCATTGAATCTCTTCAATCATTATGGTTATCTGATTATCATTTAATCTAAAACCATAGCATATAATATACTTTTCCAAACAACCACAATCATCGTTAGAGGGTTTAAAAATATATAAATTTTTGTATGCGTTAGATAACAAATATAATATATACGACGACGACGAGGTATATAAATCAAACACTTTAAATACAGCAGTGCCATTAGTCATCTGTCCTCTTATTATGTATGGAATGATGGTCAATATATTATTCGACTGAGATGCTTCCAACCCTATATAATCCAACTCTTCTAAAACCGAATCTGTATATAATATCAAGTCGTATTTTTCAACATTTAATTCTACGCGCACACTATTTTTATACGAAATAACGTGATCGGTTTTGAATATTATATTAAACGCCGAAATAAAATCAATGGGGGTTGTGCCGAAGTTAGATACATTGTATCTAGTTTTCGGTATATTTATATGTTCCTTTAACACATTAATAATCTCTACAATGGTCAAAAAAGACAACGAGTTAGACAGTTGGTTACTTTCGTATTTTATATTTCTAAAACGATTAACACTAATAATGTTTTTTTTAATATCAATTTTGTTTTTTTTTACACAATCATATGTTGATGATATGTATTCAAAAAACGATTTATTTAAGATAAAATCATTTACACTTAAACATCCAATGTTGTCGAAATTCATTTTTTTATTTTCAGTGTATGATACATTTAACGTCGGAAGAATATAACAACACATATGAATGCACTATTTAGTGTTTAATGTTATATTGTTATATTGTTTAATTTTTTTATTATTATATTAATAATGGCATTCGCGCGAAATATGTACGATGGCAAAACAACTACAGAAATACTTCGAGAACAAACATATATAAATAGATATATGTTAGACGTGCCGGGACCAGGCAATAATCTTCCGTTTATTGATGACCCGTTCATTCGAATTCAAAAGTGGAGAGGAAATTTGATGACGAATATAGTTAGCGTTGAAGGCGATTTGTTAGGATTAACTCGAAATTTAAATAAAGATTCAATAAAAGATAACAATTACATTGATCACGCAATTAAAACTAAATCTGTCAATTATCCAGTAGTTAATCCACTAACAGACCAACCGAGGGCAACTCATCCGGCGTGGGCGGATAGAGAAACAGAACCGTCTAATTGGAATATTCTGTCTAAGAACCAACATAGTAATGCATTTATGAAATTTGACAATAACATAGATACTAGATTAAATGAAATAGAAATGTATCAAAAAAACCGCACATAACTTACTAGTTTTAACATAAAGGTAGTCTAAGAACAAATGATGTTTTATTTTATACTATGTATAAAATAAGAATTAATTGTACGTAAGTAATTCAATGATTTGACAATCCGCAATAAAGCAATTAGGAAATGTCGGTATAATAAAATTTTATCGGTTTTACCATCATAAACTTATTGATTATATAAGTTCTATAGCAATAGTTTATGATTGTAAAACATACAAGTCATACAAGTGATACAAGTCATACAAGTGATACAAGTCATTTACATATAAAACAGTAGAAATTGTATATAAGAGAGAAATAAATGAAAAATGTATTTTAGATTATATTAAATTACACGCAACAATATATTTTAATATAATATATAAATGGCTGAATTATTAATTCCTTTGATAGCATTGGGAGGATTATTTTTTACATCAAATAGTAAAACTCCAAAGAGAGAGAAAAAAACAGAAGGGTATAAAAATCTCAACAATAACCATAACGGATTATCAACACACGACGCACACTATAGGGATGGTAGTCGGCAACCAAACGATAAGTATTTTAATCCAGACAATTTTAATAATGTACAGAAAAATAATTCTTCTCGGTATGGTATAGGAGGAAATACAAAACAACAGTATTCTCTTACAGGTGATCCAATACTAACTGATAAATTCACTCATAACAATATGGTCCCTTTTTTTGGGGCAAGGGTGAAAGGAGCAACGGCAGATAGAAATGTAGCAGAAGGTATATTAGATAATATGATTGGGTCTGGGTATCAGCAGATTGTAAAACAAGAACAGGCTCCTCTGTTTGCACCCCACTGTGATTTGCAATATGCATACGGCGCACCAAATAATAGCGATTTTATACAGTCTCGCGTGAATCCGTCCCTAAAAATGTCAAACGTGAAACCATGGGAGGAAATTCACGTAGCACCTGGTCTAGATAAAGGGTATAACTCTGAGGGTGGCGCAGGGTTTAATTCTGGTATAGAGGCACGAGATAAATGGTTACCGAAAACTGTAAATGAGTTGAGAGTTGCCAATAATCCAAAAATGACGTTCGGTTTAAGCGGGCACGAAGGGCCCGCAGTGGCATATACAAATGGAGCGAGCATTCAAACACAGGGAGTTGTAGAAAAACATACGCCCGAGGGATTTTACACATCCGGACCAGAGCGGTGGTTTACGAACGTTGGAGACGAGAAGGCGTCTGTTGTTAGAAGTACCCACATTTTACCAGATGTAAATAGAACGACGGCTACTAGCGAATATTTTGGAAATGGTAAAAATAGTGTTAGTGCAACTTATACTAAAGGAGAATATAAACAATCAGTTAAACCGGAATTATCGGGACCTCCCATTTTAAATCCGTCTGCAAAAGGGTCGTGTGCACCGACCTCGTCAGATTACGGCATGAATAGTTATTCGCAATTGCCGAATAACAGAGCCACTACAAATGCCGATATGTCTGGTGCATATGGAAATGTGGCGGGAACTACTGTATCTAATCCCATCTTGAGAAATCCAGCAGATAAGACACGCACTACTATAAGAGAAATGACCGAGCGTAAGTTGGACAATAATCATCTTAACGTACAAGGTCAAACATCAAACGCGTATATGATAAGTCAATATCCAAATATAGAACAGGAGAGAGATACAACGACTTGTTCGTATTCTGGTGTAGCTGGACCATCTGGATATAGTGCGGCAAAATCATATGAAGCAGAATATAATCAGCATAATAACAATAATAAGACGTTTGAGAACCATCCTAATATGGGCGGAACTCAGTTGATGAACAACGCTCAAAATGTTTTAATTAACAGGACCGACTCTGATAGAAATAACAATAGATTATGGGTTCCTGGGAGCATGAGCACTCCTGGTATAATTAATACTCCGTCTGCTTCAAATATAGGAAGCGTTCAACCAAAATATCAAGCAAATGATTTGGAATATAATACCGATAGAATGAAACCCGATATTCTCAACGCGTTTAAGAATAATCCATATACTCAGAGTCTGAGTAGTTGGTAGAAATAAGGCACTAAATATCAGATATTAGATATTAGATATTAGATATTGCATAATATATTTACTTATTATATTGTTAATAAATAAATAAGAATGGTATATACAATAACAAAATATACACTTAAAAGAGCAAAACAGTTGGGCGTAATGGTAAAACCATCGCAAAATAAAACGAAAAAAATAGACGTATTTAAAGAAAATAAAAAAATAGCAAGTGTTGGTGCATATGGAATGAATGATTATCCTACATATATAATCAATAATGGGTTATCTTATGCCAATAATCGCCGACGTTTATATAAAATAAGACACAATTCAGATAGAAAATTAAAATGGTCTAGGGGTTGGTTGGCGGACAATTTGTTATGGTAATAATTTTATTACAAAGTAGAGTTCAAAAACTCCATCATCGTAGCTTTATCTAATTTTGCGTCATATTCAATGGTTTTACCGCCATAAACTAATTTAATAGTAGGATATCCTTGAACGTTGAACGATTCGGCCAACGCTTGTTCTTTATCGCAATCTACCTTTATCAGAGTTAGGGTAACACCATTTAATTCCTTATTGTTCAATTCTGATACAAGTTCGTCCCATATAGGCATAGTTTTTTTACAATGAGGGCACCACGTTGTGTAAAAATAATATAATACGGCAGATTTATCTGCATCGTTTGATACAAATTCCTGGTTAGGAGCATACGTATCTTTAATTTTTGAGGAAATTGATTTTTTATACACGTAAAGAGATGCGGCTATCAGACATAGAAGAACAATCAACAACCCAACTGTTTTGTATTTATTGTCGCCAGAAAATAAATTTTTTACGTAATCCATATTATAAATCATATATTATAATATTTTTTGTAACGAATTGAAATTTCTCTCAATAATATATGAAAAAAGTAAAAAGAACATTTAAACGGAAGGATTATATAAGCGGGGATGGTATGGTTACGACCATATGGGGACCAGGAATGTGGCACTTTTTACATACTATTTCTTTTAATTACCCTATAAATCCTACAGACGAGGACAAAACTCATTACAAATCATTTATTGAAAATCTACAATATATTCTTCCGTGTAAATACTGCAGACAAAACCTAACACGCAATCTAATACTTATGCCATTAACATCAAAAGTAATGGAAAGCAGAGATAGTTTTTCAAGATACATTTATAGATTACACGAAAATGTGAATAAATTGTTAAACAAAAAATCTGGATTATCTTATTATGATGTGAGAGAAAGATATGAACATTTCAGGTCTAGATGCACTCAGGATAGCAAAGAACCGATTGTTACAATGCCGGATTTAAAAAAAACTCGTAAAAATAAAAAGGAAAAAGAACCAGAAAAGGGTTGTACTGAACCATTGTACGGTCAAAAGGCAAAGGCAGTTATACAAATAGTTCCTAAAACTAAGGTATGTGATACACTTCAGATTGACGAGAGATGTTTGAAAGAATATAAATCAACCAAGACGGATAAGCAGTAAAAGGGTTGATGATGCGATTAACCCGACCAGAACTTATAAATGAAATGTATATTTTAGGATAACTTGTAAAATAATAATAAATTTTAGTATTATTTTACGTTATTAAGTGATTACTTCTTACTGATATGGCGCATTATTATTTTTTAAAGAATTGTATGCGTCTTGTATATATGACAAACTAAGATTTTCTTTATAAAAATTTACATTGCATACTCCTCCGTAAAGTCCATTCGAACTTCCGATTACAACGTTGTCAATGCTCATGTAAGGCGATACGCTTGGCAAAGAACCAACCAATGCTCCATTTAAAAATACATCCATTGTTCCGTGGTCGTAATTTACTACAATATTGTTCCACCGTTGTAACCTCAATCCAGACGAATTGTAAATTTCCAATTCTCGGAATGTCGGTGTGATGTTGTCTGTTACGACTCTGACTCTCAGTTTATTTAAAAGAGCATTGTATTCTATGGCGGGCTTACCACCATATGATAATAGATTTGAATATTTCGAATACGCTCCGTTCGTATTAGGCGGGTTAGAGTTTATATAAAACCACATAGATAAAGCGTAATGGTAATTGAAATTTATTGGTCCATCTATATTTCCGTATAATTCTTCAAATGAACCAACGATTAACTGCTGGTTCAGTGTTTCTGGTTCTTTTAACAATTGAATTCCAGGACTAGTATAATATTTTTGTAAAATGGTTGGTACTACAATAAACGACATTATAATAATTGCTTCTATCGCTAATACAATTTTAGTTTGAATATTGGTTAAATCGTATTGTTGTTTTAAAAAATGTATAATATTCGTTGAGAGAGTTTTTATACCCTTTATATAAATTAACGCGAAATAAGTTAGACCCCAAAATAGAGCAAGATAAAATATGCCAATTGCAACAGAACGATGTGCGAGAAATATTAAGATATATTTAAACACAAATGAAGCAAATATAAAAATGATTAGCGTAAGTCCAACTTTTGTTAATATATTTGTTTCGCTTATACCAGACGGTCTGCCTTTGCTGTATTGAAACCAAAATAATATCATGAACATTGCGCCAGTCAATATGACTGTTATTTTTGTAGCATTTTCGTATTTATTTACTATATCAAAAGGGTTATAAATGTATACAAGCACTAAAAACAGAATATATTCTACTATTTCTGTTATTCCAAAATATAACGTGTTTGAATAAATTATATCGGTGACTTTTTTATTTAGAGCAGATACATCCATAAATATAATAGAGAGTATAATTTCATACAATTATTTTCATTATAGAATATATAATGAAGTTTAATATGAATATGAGTAAAAACACAGTCTTTTGTTTAGGATTATTGTTAATTGTACTATTTGTTAGTTTTATGAACATAAAAGAAGGTGGGTTGTTTGACAGTTTAGAGGGAGATATAAGTTCAGCGTATAATGCAGCATCTACTGATGCAAGTTCAGCGTATAATGCAGCATCTACTGATGCAAGTTCAGCGTATAATGCAGCATCTACTGATGCAAGTTCAGCGTATAATGCAGCATCTACTGATGCAAGTTCAGCGTATAATGACGTAACTGGCACTAACGCATCTACACCACAACCAGCGGCAAATAGTTCTCTGTTACCAGATTCGTCTGATACAAAATCTCAACCAGCAGATGCTACGCAACAAGTTAAAAAACCTAAGGGCAAAGGAGGGGTAGAAAAACACAATAATAGATATTCTTCTTATATAGCATCAGCAGGGGATACGGTTTTATATAATAAGCAACAGAAGCAACAGAAGCAGCATAAACAACTCATACGACCGTCGAATGTACCTAGACATCAAATTCCAAGCGGGGACGAAGATTTATATATACTTAAATCTGAAATAGTACCACCAGTATGCCCTGCTTGTCCTAACTTAGTTTCGTGTCCAAATAATAATTCTTCAACCCCCCCTCCGCCGTGCCCTCCATGTGGTAGATGCACAGAACCAGCGTTTGAGTGTAAAAAGGTACCAAATTATAACAGCAGTAGTAATCAAATAAATGATTTCCTTCCTCATCCAGTCCTTAATAATTTTAGTCAGTTTGGGATGTAGATATTAGTTGAAACGCGTCATTTAATCGTGCAATGAGAAAACCGTAATCAATAATAACGGATACATTATACAAAGTTACACGAACTTCTAGTTCGGTGTTGTATATTTTATATAGTTCATTCAGTTTCGCCAAATTGTGTGTAAAAGTATCTAAAAAATGAGAATTAATTATATTTTTATACAAGGCATATTTTATATTAACCTGTTCGTTCATAACAGTGTTCAAAAGTGCAACTTGATAATTTTTATAAGTTAATGTTGTATGGTAGTTGTTAAACTCGGAATGTGTTATTTTAACACCTGGTTCATAAAGAATCGGATGTTCGCTCAAGATAGAGCACAATGTTAAAAGTAAAGAGGATATAGACTGGCAACTGGTCCATTGGTCGCCATACCAGGTATTTAAGATAGATAAACATACGGTGCCATTTGTATACATATTTGGGTGAAATCGCATAACCCCGTCACCAGTTATAAGTGTTACTTTTGGAGGAGAAGTCGGATAATCTAGAGGGAATTTAAAGTCAAACAAATAATATCCGTGTTCATACGGAGTTCCCCTTTGTCCTATAATAAGAGCAGTACCATATAGTATATTTTCTTCGTCATGTATATAATATATTCCGTGAGAATGTAATGGAGCTTTTAATATATCCCTGTAATCTTTCACAAGTCGTTTAAAAGTAATTTTACTTATAACATTACGTTCTTCTACTCCCACATTCATATATAAATATATTTATAATATAAATATATTTGTGTTTATGCTAATTTAAAATGAAATAAAAAAATGAAATAAAAAAATTGAAATCGGTTTTCTAAATCTGTATCGTATCACAGAAAAATGGAAATAACCAATGCAAAAAATCTATGCAAGGCGGTAGAAACGATAAATGAAATAACTATACCCACTATACCCACTATACCCACTATGCCAGAAATAAACGAAGATGGAAAAATAAATCATCGTTCCTCATAATTTCCAAATGGAATTGAATTTGTTGGTTATCCATTATAATATTTCAAAGATGTTTTTATATCATTATAATTTATTTACGAATTGTCGAGTATGATTTAATTATTCGGTTAATACGAACCTATAATAATAAATCAAATATGTCGCAATAAATCCCAACAGAGATGAATATATAGAATAAATTGTTCTATTTTCGTTTGTACGCTCTACATCTACAAGTATAAGAAATGGGTCAATCACCGTAAAATCGTCCCCCTTTTCAGAAAAACGATGCTCTATTCTAGATAGAATGCATCCATCGAACATAAAAAACATTGTAAATATAATTATATTAATCAATGTGATTGTCATGAACAAATGCCTGACCCCAAATAAAAGGATTGATATTGATATCACAGGTATAAACAAATGAAAAACGCGCAGGATCAAACATGCTATATTGTCTTTTACATTAGTTGTTCTAATAAATTTTTCAGCAAAGTCTATTAACTGATTTCTTTTTTCTTTAAATAATAACATTATTAATAATACTATTAACGATATTATTAATAACGATTGTAGACGAATATTATTTTTGTTAATAATTACCCCTATTTACTAAAACGTCGGAATGTCTATAAATGCACTAATTTGTTTGGCCGGCGAATCAATCATAAATTCTCGAATTATATATATTCCAACGCACGAACTTATGAAAACTATAAAGGTTTCGCGTGGAATTGGTTTTAGTCCGTCATTAACATCTTTACGAACAAACCGCAACTCAATAAATTTACAAATGGCAAAGATACACGCTATAACAAATGCTTGTGTAAATAAAGTCTGCATAGTATTAAATACAATTATTTATTTATTTATTCAACTACGCATTTATACATTTGAAGATTTAAAACCGCACCTTTCGGTGAAATTATAAATTAACAAGGATTGCCCATTACATAGCATGTAAATTTTGGTTGTGGTAATTCTTCTAAATTACCTGATAAATTATTGTTTCTAGATAAATAATTGTGGTTTGCTTTATTATTTATTGTATTAGAACCAATTTTGTAGATATTTGTTGCACCATTCACGTCTCTATTCCAATAACCGCGTCCGTTTTTACAACAAATCAGTCCATGGACGATAACGTTTCCTGTTCTATGTGGTCTTGGATTTTTCATTACCATATTTTTTATACAACTACCTCCTTCACATTTAGAACATTTACAACTGGTTCTAAACTCATCTACTAAATACATTTGAAAACCTTCTTTTCTAAATAAGGTTCGCATACCTTTTCCTTTGGTTGCTTCCTTGAATTTCATTTGGTGTTTCTGTTCGTAATTACCAAAACAAACCACTACATCTTTTCATTACCAAAAACTAGTTTTTGTATTTCTATAACTTTGCAAACGTAATTTTCTAAAAATATATTTTTCATAAAAAGCAAATAACCTCACATTTATTTCACTTTTCTTTTGGATATACGCTTTAAACTTGGTTATATCCAGTGTTTTTTATTCATTTTAGATAATTCGGTTTCCAATTCTATAATTGTTTTACCAAATTATTACAAGTTTTACACCTTTTCTCATTTAAAACGCACATTTTTATATAATTTTTAATAAATTTAATTTTTGATTTATTTTATAAACCCAATAAGAAACAGTTATTATATCTCTATTTGGTTTTTTATAATTATAATTAACTGTATTTTTATTAATCATACTTATCATTTCTTCGGCATTTGAATATATCATATTATCTCCAAAAATAACTTTATAATAATGAGTAACATTTGATACAGGAATTGCGTTTAATCCAATACATTCATAATGTCTATAAGTATCATCTCTATCTCCTGTTGTTGAAATTACAAATTCAGAATTTAATATATTTGTTAAGAATTCTGTATAAAGTGTTTTTTTACCGCTATTTTTCCCAAATATATCAAACATTTTTCTTATATGATCATTCGGAAAATGGCAATGTGCAGTAGCACATTGGTTTAATATTTTTATACTTTTATCAGTATTAATATTATTTAATTTTATAAAATTTACATACTCAGTTATTCTTGTGTGGCATATTCCATATGGAAATGCCATATATTTTTCATTATTTTCATAAATTGGATTTTGAGATATCCATAAAATAATATTACTATTATTTAATAAGTCATCTGTTTTATTGTTTCTTTGAATTTGTGGAAGGTGCCATTGAGATGTTATTATTATAACTTTTATATTATTTTTAATTATAATTGGTAATATTTTATTATAAAAAAAATCAAATAAATCTACTTGAATTTGAATTATTTCAAAATTTTTAATATCATTATAATTTTGATTTTTAATCAAATCATTTGCTTTTAATTCTAATTCATACCTTATATATTTCGATGAACATTTATGTATCTCCCTTGAAATAAAATGATTACATATAAAATATGGAGTTATTGGAGTTACTAAATCTTTAACTGGATTTATACTTTCTAAACTAATATTATCCATTATATTATCCATTATATTATCCATTATATAATGGATAATATAATCATTTTATTTTATTTATTTAAACACGTTCTTATAACCATCACCCTTATTATTATTATTCAATTAATATTTGACTGCTGAAAATTTATAATCTTCCGTCTTATGGTTTATCATCTATATTATTTTGAGAAAATTAAAGGGGCGGTTTTAAATCTTCAAGGGTCTAAATAATGTCTTTACCTTATATTAATAATTGTATAATAATATAGTATATGCGTAAAATTAGTAGAGAATATGAAAATTTTATAGACAACTATTTAATAGATATATGCGAATATATGAGCAGATATGTTCATAAACTAGGCATAACTCCGAATATCATAACAACTTTGTCTTTGATTTGCGGGTTGTCTGCTTCCGCGTTTTTGTATAACAAATATTATTATTCGGCATGTGTTCTATGGATTGTATCTTATTATTTGGACAATTTAGACGGATATATAGCAAGAAAATACAATCAGACATCAAAAATAGGGGATTATTACGACCACATTGCCGATTTAATAAAATTTTTAACTGTACTGTTTGTATTATATAAAATAAATTCGCATAAATTTTACAAAGTATTTATTGTATTATTTTTATTCTTGATGTTAATGATGAGTCATCTTGGGTGCCAAGAAAGTTATTATAATAAAAATGAAAGCGACTCTTTAGGTTTTACTAAACAGATGTGTCCGGTTAATTCGTTTAAAATTAAAACCGTTCCAGACGCGATAAATATAACTAAATATTTCGGATGCGGCACATTTAATTTAATGATTGTATTATGTTTTTTATATTACAATTTCTAGATATTTAATCTTATTTTTTATGAACGACATAACCACTAGATCTATTGCGTCGCAACGCAGACCTTATATCATTTGCGTTTGCGTTTGCGTTACCAGCAAATGACATTTGAGTGGAATTAAGATTTACCGAACTTTTTCCTACAGCGTTAATTTTTTCAATGTTTGTATATTGAGACGAATCTAAATATTTATTTGCGAGAGATGTACTGGTCTTACTTGTGGAAATTAAAAATCTTCTTGACCCTAAATAATATGCGGTTGTTGTTCGTTGTAGGAGGTTTTCTAACTTTTTGTTATAATACGGTTGTTGTTTCATTTTAATATATGCTTGTCTATTTGATGAAAAAATAGAACCATCTTCCATTGTTGGTGGTTTTAATGGCATACCCATTTTATCTGTCGTTAAATTATTATTATTTGGATGTTTTACGCTAAATCCTGGAGGACCATTGAACCTTGAAATATATTGACTTGACATATAATATTACAATATACAAATAATTAAATAGTTGGTATAAATTCCCAATCCATTTCTTTACATATATTTTTCCATATAACATCCTGTTCGATTCGTTTATCTCTATCCTTAAGCATAGGGAAATAAGGAAGGAATTGGTTCTGTTCAAGCAATTCACACAATTTATATATGGTATAATAATAATTTAAAAAATTAGTTCTTTTGTCTGGACAGCACTTAGAATATGGTGCCTGAATTTCTATAAATAGATTACACAATATTAGTTCTAGTTCAGGGTGCATAATCGGAGGTTTTATACCAAATTTATCTTTTATGAATGGTATATGTTCATAATATTTATTATATCCAAGTTTTTTTAAAATTTCCTTTGCACGAATGTCGGTAAATGCGGCAAGTGATATTCTTTCCTTCTTTATTTGCTTTAATATGTTCGTAATGATTTCTTCTGGAATTTGAGTAGTTTCCTTTGCCTGAAATTGTGACAATATTTCTCGAAAATGGTTTATGCGTTTATATGTGTAAAAACATATTTCCTTAGGAGGCTCTTTATAAGATGAATTTTCTTCGCCAATTAATACATTGTTGTATTTAAAGCATTTGTTGCATATAAGCATACCCTCCTGCTCTACTTGAAGCAACGAACCAGTTTGGCAATATACGCAATTGTCTATATTGTACGTGTATTTATTTATATCAATTCCAGAATTTACGCTATTTCCAGTGGGTTTGTGTAAAGAATACAAGGTATCTTCGGGCGTATTTTTATTAGGGGGTTGTTTAGAGAAAAAAACATCTAAGTGAGTTATTTGATTATCGCATTTAACTATATTTTTCTTTTGTTCAAAATAATTAAAAAGATTTAGAGAATTGTTTAACAAATATTCTGTTCTATACTTATTTATTTTTTTCAGTTTTTTATTTATAGCATCTAGTCTAGCGGTCTGTTCTGGAGTTTTAGTATTACCATAAGCATCTATTTGTGCCATTATTACACGTTTTTCTTCTTCTAGCGAAGGTTTAACAATTTCATTATCGTTATTTATCTTAATCATTTCCTCGTCGTGTTTATTATCAATCGTTTTAGGAATAATAATTGTATATTTTGATTTGACCATACCTTTAATTATTACTTTTTATTTAAGTGAAAATGTTTTATGTTTAGATTGAGAATATTATTTAATTCTATTGTATAATGGAATTTTATATAGATACAACCGAGAATAACGTAGACAGTTCTACATTTACTAAGATGAATTTTATATACAACGCATTAAACGATGGGTGGAATGTTGTAAAAAAAGATGATAAATATATATTCAAAAAGAAGCACGAAGGAGACAAAGAATTGTATTTAGACACTTTTTTAGATAAATTTATTTGTAAAAATATAAAAATTAATTAAGTTAAAATATAATTTTTTTTTCTTTAGTAATATTATAATATGGGAGGAGGATTAATGCAACTTGTAGCGTATGGTGCCCAGGACGTTTATCTTACTGGAAATCCGCAAATAACTTTTTGGAAGGTGACGTATCGTCGTTACACTAACTTCGCAATGGAATCTATTGAACAAACTTTTAACGGACAGGCCGATTTTGGTCGAAGAGTAACTTGTACCATTAGTCGTAATGGTGATTTGGCTTACAGAACTTATTTACAGGTAACTTTGCCCGAAATCAATCAGCAAATGGTAACCGCCGGATATGAAGGCGTGTGGGCCCGTTGGTTGGACTTCCCTGGCGAGCAGCTGGTGTCGCAGGTTGAACTCGAAATCGGTGGTCAGAGAATTGACCGTCAATATGGTGACTGGATGCATATCTGGAACCAACTCACTATGAACGCCGAACAACTGTCTGGTTATTGGGCGATGATTGGTAACACTACTCAATTGACCTTTATCTGTGACCCATCTTTTGCCCCAATTGATGGCCCCTGTTCTGCTGCTAGCAACGTTCAAGTTTGCGAACCAAGAAACGCTTTGCCGGAAACTACTTTATATGTCCCTTTTCTGTTTTCATACTGCAGAAACCCTGGTTTGGCTCTTCCTCTTATTGCTTTGCAATATCACGAGTGTAAGATTAATTTGGACATTAACCCAATTGACCAATGTTTGTGGGCTGTTAATACTTTGTCCCCCGCTGGCACCTCAAGTGTTGCATGCGCTACGGCGTATAATCAATCCCTGGTTGCTGCATCATTGTATGTTGATTATATCTTTCTTGATACCGATGAGCGTCGTCGTATGGCGCAAAATCCTCATGAATATTTGATTGAACAACTTCAATTCACTGGTGACGAATCAGTTGGTTCTTCGTCTAACAAGATTAAGTTGAATTTGAACCACCCCGTCAAGGAACTTATTTGGGTAGTTCAACCTGACGCCAACGTGGACTATTGTGGTTCTCTTATTCCTCTAACCGTTTTGAACAAAGTTCTAGGTGCTCAACCGTTCAATTATACCGACGGCATCGACGCTTTGCCCAACGCGTTGCACGCTTTTGGTGGTCCCATATCAACCCAAGGACCCAATGGTTTCATCAATACATCTGGTCTATTCAACGATCCTGGTGCGGTCGACGTTACTGCCGAAGACTGGTGGAATGTTAGTTCTTTTGGTAACGGTGGTGGTGGCACTGGTAAATATTCTACTACCGGTAGCAGCACTAGTGGTGCTCGACCAGGCGTTAGTTCGTCTGTTTCTGATGCTGGTGTATTCGTCTTGGCAGAATCTTCTTTGGATATGCATTGTTGGGGTAGCAATCCAGTAGTCACTGCAAAGTTACAATTGAACGGTCAAGACCGCTTTTCTGAGCGTGAGGGAACTTATTTTGATTTGGTTCAGCCGTTTCAATCGCATACTCGTAACCCAGATACTGGTATCAACGTTTACTCCTTTGCATTGAGACCCGAAGAACATCAACCTTCTGGTTCTTGCAACTTCTCCCGTATCGACAACGCCACTCTGCAACTCGTGTTGTCTAACGCGACTGTTGCTGGTACTGCCACCGCCAAGGTTCGTGTATATGCTACAAATTACAACGTCCTCCGTGTCATGTCTGGTATGGGTGGTCTTGCTTACAGCAATTAAGCGTAGTTATTTTACAAGTCGTTGTAAGTTTATTTATCATACTCACAATACAGTAAAATAAATCATAATAATCATAATAAATTATATTATTATGATTTTATACGGTAGAATATTTAAAACGTCACAAAAAAATAAGAGAGTTATTTTCTAATTTTAGTATATGAAACATAATGCATTGATGGTAACTTCCGCATTTCATTATTATTTAAATAATAATGAAAGAATGATAATGCATACCTATTTATCATTTGATGACGCGTTTGTCTTTTTATATAAATTCAATTTACTATATATACCTATTCTACTAAATCTAGACAACTATTTGTATATTTATTTAATGGATTTTATTGCCACGCTTAACATGTGAAACCGAATTCTGATTTCCGGTAATAGCGACAGGAACTTCAGTTGAACTGGTTTTTTTATGATTTTTATTATGTATGTTTGTTATTAATCTGTTTGCAGTGAATGTTTCTGTGCTAGATGAATCTAGACATTTACGCAATGTTTGATCGTATTTCATACCGCTACTACAGCATCCGTCTCCGACACATACTCCAATGCCTTCAAATGAAGCCGCAAATGATTTTTTAATATCGTCAGTTAGTCCCGTCGTTGAAATATTATTTGTGTTCGATGTATTTTTTGGTATGCTTCCCATCCCGCCCCAATCATATACATCAAAATTCATATTGTTTCTGGACGAAATGTCCACGTATTTTGCAAGCAAGATATAAGCACCGAATGTTATAATAACCGCTATAATAATATTAATTATGTTAGGGTTTAATATACCTTTTCGTCTAATAATTAACAGTATAATTATTATAGTTAAAATAAACACGCATATCTTTATAACCCGCGCTTGTGCTTTATACCATTTTCCGTAATATGTATTTATTTCTACCATACGCATTTTGTTGTTTTTTGAAGTATTCAATTCGTTAAACCGGTCCTTTGTTTGATTTAGTGCGTTTTCTGCGTAATCGACCGACTTTTTTAAATTCGACAAAGATACAGCACTTTGAGAACTTGATTGTTGTACTGTGTTGTATATATAATTGAGATTTTCATATAAAGACATTCTAATGCTAGATAGTTGATTAATTCGAGATATTAACTGCTGCGAACTTGCACTAAGCATTGGAGTTGTCGCAGGCGGTGTTATGATGTATTTATACAACATATTTGTCCAGGCGGTACCTAGAGGATTAGAACATTGTGAAGTATTCGTCTGCACGCCATATTTTGTCGGGTTATCGGTAGCAGGACCTGTAAAACACTGTCCTCCGTATTGCAATCCGACGTATATATCTCCTCGGGCATATGCTATTTGTTGGCAAGCATCAACGGAATTTACTTGTCCTGCGTCGTTCGATAAAGCTCTGGATTGGGTGTCATTGTAACATCCTTGGTATTGCCAAGCGCCTCCTGCGTTCTGTACAACGGTAGGCGGAGGTGGAGGCGGGGGAGGGTTTGAATTTGTATTACAATTCCAATTGGTCCATTGAGTTTGAAGGTCGGATGTATTCATTGTTCCCCAAGTTTCATATGGTATAACTCCGTAAGTATTTCTAGCAGTTACGCACCATTGTCTGTACTCATTTAATGTAGTAGATGCGTCTGGCGCTGGGGGGGTAGGGGTCAACATATATTTACCAGGGTCCATTGTCGGATAAGTATCCCAATTTGATGTGCTAAAGTCAGCAATATTTCCTGTATAATATTTAGCTATATTTGACGGCCATTGGACCATTTTTGTATAAACCCCATCTTGTATAATATAAACGGTTTGGTCGCCCATAGATACAGTATTATTTATTGGTACTGGTGCATTGCCCGAAGGGCCGACATAAGGACCATACATATAATAAGTAGTTGGTGTTACTGCGGGAGCGATTACAGGAGAAGATTGTATAGACGCCTCGAGTTCTTTATATAACTGTTGTTCGGTCTGTTGCAATTGTGAAATATTATCCAATAACTGTTTAACTTGGGTTTCTGTTGAACTTGAACTCATTATAATATATAAATAAAATACATTATTTAATTGCCTTTATAATTCCAAATATAACTAAAACACATATAATCAACCACATATTTTTGTTATACCGATATTGATTTGCCACCAACCCACGGTCTTCGTCCATAGCGGATAATTGAGAAATGGCGTAGTCTAATTCAGGTGCAACTTTAGACTGTTTAATATATTCATTATTTTTCAAATTAAAATCAGTTAAATGTTTTTTATACAACTCGTTGGTTTTATCTAATGTTTTACCATCTGTTAAAGTTTTATTTGATAATGTCTTAGCATCCTTTATAAGTGAATTATATGGAGAACTAGTCATACTGAATAATCCATTCGTATTTTCATCTAGACCGAATTGATTGTCGTCGCAATTAGAACTAGAATATTTTACCTTTAGTCCATTTCCATTATAAGATGTATCCATTATAAGATAACAATTGCCTGAAGGAGACCCGATAAACTCTCCTACACCGAGCATTTCCCCTGCCAATAAAAAATTTCGTTTATATTTTCCGTTAATGGCCTTGTATTGGTCGAATGAAACACCTACCTTAAATGTATTGCTTGACCATATCCTTACATTATTGTAATCGGTTAATATTAGATTACCGTCATCTCCTAAAGTTAGTTTAAATCCTCCGCACATTTTATTCTCTGCTGAACAATCAAATGTCGCGGTGTTACCTAATGCGTTTTGAATATTTATGTTTTTAGCGACCGTACTATTTCCGCAATAATATGTCGCAGTAAAATCTTTGGCACATCCCGGCACAGGATTATCTTGGTTTAATATTTGATAATCTGTCGTTATTTTACCATTGACTATGTTTTGTATAATCGAGGTCCAGTTCCCTGGAATTAGAGATGCCATTATAATGTATTATTATATAATTTTTGAAGTTTTAAGGTTAAATGATATATATATTTTAACCTTAGAGATTATGGCAACTTCAACTAAAAAATTGATAACAATTAATCCTGCATTTTTAAATAATTTAAAATCACACGCGGTTCCTGCTAAACGTACGCTTAAACTAAAACCTGCGCCAACCGACACAACGATAGATATGAAAAAAAAAATGATGAATAGGATTAAAGAGTTTCAACAGAATAATTCGCAAAGTAATACAGCACAAAATAATACAGCGAAAAGTGAAGCAGAACAAAATAATACAGCGAAAAGTGAAGCAGAACAAAGTGATAGTTTCGACAACGAGTTTAGTAAGTCTTTAATGTTTTTAAATGGATACACTAAAAAGAACAAAAAACGGAAGGATGTATCTCAACCTGTAATAGTTGACTGGCCCGAGCCAGAGAAAGCGAAGATTATAGAACCACCGGCAATTCCCATTATCGCTAATCCATCAATTCCCATTATCGCTAATCCATCAATTCCCATTATCGCTAATCCATCAATTCCCATTATCGCTAATCCATCAATTCCCATTATCGCTAATCCATCAATTCCCATTATCGCTAAACCGGTAATTATTTCAAAAGAACCACCTTACGGAAATCTAAAAAATGGAACAAAACATACATTTAGGAATAGACACCGAGTAGAAAACATAAATAACAATAATACTAATATCAATGATAACAACAATATTAATAGACCTGAAGAAAAAACACATAAAGTAAAATATTTGCTTGGAAAACATAACAAAAAGGTATCGGTCCTTATAAAAAACGATATAACAAGAAAAAGGACACAGCAGGAAAAGGGTGCATTAAAAACCGTCCCCATTTACGAAATTAGAGCATATTTACAAAAAAACAATTTAATAAAAATAGGGAGCGAAGTTACCGAAAATATAATGAGAGAGATGTATGAAAGTGCAATGCTAACCGGAAGAATTAATAATATAAATAATGTCATTTTATTAAATAATTATACAAAATCCGAGGAAAACATAAACAGATAAATACTTATTTTTATAATTAAATAATTATAAATTGATTTAGAATATTGTATATAATTAAGTATAAGAATGCGGTTCTGTGATAATTGTAACAATATGTACTATTTGACTATTTCGGACAAAGATACTGTACAAACACTTGTATATAGTTGCAGAAATTGCGGTAATGAAACCAGAGATTCGTCTCTGGGATGTGTTTCCGAAACATTTATTTTAAAAAAAAATGCAGAGATTGGATATATTATGAACGAATATACTAAATACGACCAAACGCTTCCACATATAAGCAATGTAAAATGTCCAAATTCAGAATGTCCGAGCAATAAAGACCCTAAAAATAATAAGAGAGATGTAGTATATATCAGATACGACGACACAAATATGAAGTATATGTATTTGTGCGTTGTATGCGATATAGCTAAATGGACGAACGATAATTAATATAAAATTCACGAAAAATAAAGAAGAATTGTCTTGTATAATTCGGTAATTTAATCTCATGTACTTTATACCCGGCAGTTTAAATATTATGACCTAACTAAATTCAAGATTTATGTGACTATAAGTTTTATAAAAAAATAAAAAATAAATTTTTTTTTTTATATAATATAATATAATTATATTATATATTAATGGCGATAATATTATCTTTCGACGAATTAAAATATTTAAAAATTAAAAACCTTGGTAAAAAAATAGGATTTACGTGCTCGTGTTGGGATTTACTACACACAGGACACAATTTATTTTTATTAGATTCATATAATAATTGTGATATAATTGTAGTAGGACTTCAAACAGACCCAACTATAGATAGACCAACAAAAAATAAACCTATACAAAGTTTGAAAGAACGTAAAATTCAAATAGAAAGTTGTAGGTGGGTTTCTTATTATTTTGAATATTCGACTGAAAAAACACTATATGACAGTATATGCGAACTACGCCCAGATATACGATTTTTAGGAGATGATTATGTTGGTAAAAAATATACAGGAGATGATTTAAATATAGAGATTTTTTATCATATGCGGTCTAAACATGATTTTTCGACAACCAATTTACGTAAACTTATATACGAAAAGGAAAAGGAAAAGGAAAAGGAAAAGGAAAAGGAAAAGGAAAAGGAAAAGGAAAAGGAAAAGGAAAAGGATAATTCAATAGAACCGACATTTTAATTGCTAATATCTAATGATGAACACATTGATTAAATATTTCGTATTCAAATATTAGACGTGTAAAATAGTAATTAATTATTAATTGAAATTATATAAATATTATTATAGTGTATTAATATGCCTAGACCAATAAATAAGCGTAAAGAAGAAGAAGAAGATGAAGAATACACAGAAGAACCAGAAGAAGAGACAGAAAATGAAGATGACGTTGATGTTCAAACTGAATCCGAATCGGTCGAAAATGAAGATTCTGATAACGATGAAGTAACTAATGATTCCGACGAATTAAGCGATGCCGAACCAGTACCGAAGGAGGTAGAAGAGTCTGACGGAGAGGAGGTCCTTCAAAAATTCACAGAAAAGATGAGAAATGATACTATATTAGAGTTTCATCCAGAAAGCATATCTCATAATTACGACGAAGTAAAATATTTTGCAAAAATAACACGAGACGCGTCTGGTCAAATAATTGATAATCGTCATAAAACTAATCCAATTTTAACAAAATACGAAAAAACCAGAATTTTAGGTCAGCGTGCAAAACAGTTAGAAACTGGGTCGCAGACATTTATTAATCCGTATCCAGTTGAAGTAGTTGATAGTTATTTATTGGCACAAATGGAGTTTGAACTTGGATTAATTCCGTTTATTATACGCAGACCTCTACCAGGAGGAAAGTCCGAATATTGGCACTTGAATGATTTAGAAAAAATATGATGTTAATAACTATAGATTATAATAAACCCTTAGTAAATATAAATATTGTTTTATTTTATTTTATTTTTATTTTATGATAAATATAAAATAAACTGTTATTATTTATAACTAATGTAAATTATATAAAATGTTTATACCTTTTCTCATTTAAAACGCATTTTTGTAAAAAATTGAATTAAAACAACACTAATATTTAACTTATAACAACATTTAATAAAGGATGAACGCAAAATCTGACAATCCTGCTGTAATTTCCGAATTTAATTCATTAAAGAGATTAGTTCCTTTTGGTATCAAACATAACAAGTTATTTATTGAAATAAAAGATATTTCAATAAATACGAATGGTAAGTTGTTCTACCAAAATAACAATAATGAAAAAAAAAGCGTATCTTCATTAATAAAACACACAAAAAGATTACAAACTGTGAGATGGTTAGATCATTTATATTTTATAGATGGTTATGGAAAAGAAACGAAATTTAAAAAGTTTGTTTCGCAAACTTATAATTTAAATTTTACATAATAAAATGGGCGTTTTAAATGTGAGAAGGTGTAAAACGCCGTTTTTTGGTAAAATGTGTAAAATGATTTTTATTAAAATCAGTTACCCCATTAATTGTTTCATAAAACCAGTAACTAAATTTGTTTCGGTATTTACACTAAAATAACCATGAAAAATGATTAGAGGTGCGGTTTTAAATCTTCAAGGGTGTAAATTTCGGATTAACCTCGAAAGTGTAAAATTAAATGATATATGCGCCAATTCACAAAATATTTCGGATAATGCTGAATAATTGCAATCTATCTATTGTACTATTCTTTTACTCATTTACCATTGGTTCCTTTTACTTTTACTTTACCCTTTTCTTTTATTTTACCTGATGTTCCTGCTTTCCTGAAATCTCCGATATATTCTATATATTTTTCTTTAAGTTCCGATAATTCTCTCAACCATATCTGCTCTTCTTTCATATGAGTAAGATTATCATACAATTCGTTCATTTTTTTCTTATCCGATATAATCCTTTCTACATTTTCGTCGGTTACGCTATCCATCGGCATACGCGTCAAATAATTGAAACTGTCTTCCATCAAATCATATTTTTTAGTTTTTAATAGGCGAGACACTTCTTCTGTTTTCTTTTTACGCAAGTCTAACGTTCCGTTCAATAATTCGGTTATAAAGTTTGCCTTATTTGTCAATGTACATACATTTTTACTCATCTTTTCCAATTGATGTGTTTTTCTTAATTTATACGCGTTGATTCGTATTTTAATATAATGTTCAATCAAATCTCCAATCGTATCAAACTTTACTAATTTTTCATTTTCGTCGAAAACGTGCATATTATTAGTAGAACGCGTTGTATATAATTTTAATAACTTTTCTAAACTATTACACGTTTCGTATTCGTTTTCCCCCATTGCGTTAATCATATCTGGCACAACATTTGTGCAAAATGTGATTGTTATATCAACATTTGTGTCTGTGCTCATATCGACGTAATCTTTTATACCAGACGGGATGTATTTAGATGACGCCGAGGTCGTTGCGGATGCAGGCGTTGGAGGCGATTTGTCTTTATCCATCAAATCTTCAATATGCTGTTTAAAATCATCAGTCCAACTCCCAACAGGCAATTCTGTTACGCGAACCTGTTTGTCCGAAATTACTTCATATATACCTCTGAATAAATATCTACCTTTGCCTATATCTTTAATCTCTCCTTTAAATCCTTCGTAAAATGGAAGGATGTTTATATTAGATGCGTCTATCCCATTTATCTTCTTCGTTACAAAGTCTATAATTTCTACTGGATTATAACACAAGATATCTGTACTAAATCCAGTACCTATTCCTTTGCTCCCATTAATCAGAATAAGCGGAATTATCGGAACATAATACATTGGTTCAACGCTATACCCGTCGTCCTGCAGATATTCTAAAATTTCGTCGTCTTCTTCTTTAAATATATGCCGTGTCATTTCATTGAGTTCTGTGAATATATATCTTTCCGACGCAGAATCATCGCCGCCTTGTAAGCGAGTTCCGAATTGTCCATTGGGTTTTAACAAGTTTATATTATTTGAACCTACGAAATTTTGCGCCATATTCACAATCGTTCCGTTAAGACTTTGTTCGCCGTGGTGGTATCTACTTATTTCCGAAACTGACCCACTCAATTGTGCTACTTTAATCTCAGATACAATCTTGCGTTTAAAACACGTATAGAGCACCTTTCGCTGACTGGTTTTGAGCCCGTCGATATTTGGTATTGCTCTCTCGCAGTCGTATTTTGAAAAATGTATCATCTCCTTTTCTATAAACTCTTCATAACTCACATTTACTTTATCAGTGTCCAAGTAATCATTTCTATTATATGTAGCCAACCAATCTTTTCTACAAACTACTCGTTTTTTATTAAACGCCATATCTATTGCGTCTCTGCTTTTTTCCCCAGAACTAATAAACTCTACTACCTTCTTATTCGCAAAATATTCCTTGAATTCTTTACCGGTGCTTGTGCCCAATCCCTTGTAATATTTACACTTCCATCCCTTTGCTTCGTCTGTCTGTTTCCATTTATCATATTCGCCGTCATTGTAAAATAACAATTCATTTGATCCCTTGTGTGCCTTTATAATTGGCGTATTCATAAATCCAATAAATCCTGGAATTTCTAATAATGTATTCCATTGTGCGTCGAATAAGTTAATTCCTAACCCTTTTATATGACTACCGTCTAAATCCTGGTCTGTCATAAATAATATTTTATTATACCGCAAACACTGTTTCGCTGTTTCTGCTGTATATGATTTACCTGTCTCCAACCCAATTATTTGCTTAAGTTCGCATATTTCTTTATTTTCCATTACTCTCTTCAATGTCTCTCCTCTAACATTAAATAATTTGCCCTTTAATGGATAAACGCCTATAATATTTCTATCAGACGCACTTAAACCACTGACTATACCTGCTTTTGCCGAATCTCCTTCGCATAAAATAAGCGTGCATTCGCCGCTTTTATTAGTTCCAGCAAGGTTGGCGTCAATGAGTTTAGGAATGCCCCTAATACTTTTCACCTTTGAACCATCGCTTTTTTTGGATATTTTAGTTTCCTTTGCTTCTGTTATAGTGCACGCGGCATCCATTATGCCAATTTTGGCGATTTTTTCTATAAATTTGTCACTCACTTCACACGACGAACCAAACGCCGAACTGGATGTACTCATAAAATCCTTTGTCTGACTTTCAAACACGGGATTGTCAATATCACATCGCAGAAATATCCAAATTTGGTCTTTGATAGCATTGGGTTTTACATCTATTTTTTTCTTGGTTTTTATATGAACCGTCATTTTACGAATTATTTGGTTCATAATATACTCAACGTGCTTCCCTCCCTTTCCAGTGAAAATTCCATTCACGAAAGAGGTCTGTGTAAATTCATCTTTCGCCAAACAAACTACATATTCCCATCGCTCATTAACCTTCTCGTAAACACGCGGTTCCTCGCCTTTTCCAATAAACAGTTCAACGTATTGTTGCAAGTTTCTAACAGGAACCAATTCCGAATTATATTTTACTTTAACCGTTTGGTCGGTTATGGCGGCTATATCATATACGCGCCGTTTAAATAGTGCCAGCATATCTGGACTTAATCCAGTTATACCAAGTCTAGCATAATCAGGTTTAAATGATATAATCGTATAAGGTTTCTTACTGCACTTGGTTATAATTGGAGGTTTAATAGTGTTTAAATTATCATTGAACTCTTGTATATACTTTAACTTACGAGTTGAATCTACCGTTTCGATTTTAGCTTGTACAGACCATATAAAAACCAATTTTATCCCAAACCCGTTTTTCCCTCCTGTTATTTTTTTCTGAGATTTATCGTAATTCGTAGATGTTCTAAGATGTCCGAATATCATCTCGGGTATCCATATATTTTCGGTTGGATGTTTTGCTACATCTACGCCATCTCCGTCATTGGTTAGGGTTATTGTGCCGTCTTCTGTTATATCAACTTGAATGTTTGTAACTAAATTGACGTCGGGAGAACCAGTAGTTTGAACCTGTTTCGTACGAGTGCAATGGTCTCTGCAATTCACAATGCATTCGTCGAACAATTTATACAATCCAGGAATGATGTTTAGTTGTTTATTTAAAATTTTATTGCTCTCGTCGTCGTAAATGAATGTATTATAATCCGTTAGTTCCATAGAACCGGTATAAGTATCTGGATTATCTAATACATGCTGTTTGTCCGTTTTAATCTGGTACAGTTGCTCAAGCGCTTTTTTATCTTTAGTGGCGTCAGACATAGTGTAATAGTTGTTATTTAATTAAATCAGTTCAATTAATTTAATATTATGAATAATATATGAGGAAAACTAAAACTAATCGTACCTTTAAAAGTAAAGGTAAACTTAAACGTAAAAATAAAAGTAAAAAAAATAGAACACGTGGTGGAGGAAAGGATGATAAAGTCTCAAAACAAAAGCGCGAAGAATATCGGACCAAAGACAAACCATACGCCAACCGCGATAAGGTAATATTTATAAGTAAAGGACTAAGTCTTATCCCACCAGGCGACGAAACATGGAAACAATATATCAGATGGTGGTCGAGCGACGAAGAATTGAAAACATATATGAAAGAAGCGTTTGATGTATATACACATCTAGGCAATTCGTTTATTGCTCGCAACGACAATCAATTGACCGCAATTAATAACATTCAATGGGGGTTAAATATCGGACCATATTTGAACTGGGATAATGAAAAAGACGCAAAAGAATTGCGTCATACATTTTATTTTCATTTGGTCTCATATATAGCGTGTCATTATACCGAATTAATTAAAATATATAGCAAAGATTTTATTGATAAATTTGGATGGTTTTTAGAAAACCATAACGACATAACTGGGGTATTTAGATTGCTTCCAGACACGGATATTGGATTAGAAACATGTTTAAAAAATTATCCGAATTTATACGACAGGGTCAAAGAGAAATGGAAACTTCCAGAGAAAGCCGCTATATCAAACACCATTATAAACACGTATTTAACCGAGTATCCAGAATGTATATATGGTGAAAAATGTAGAAGAAAGCACAATCCAGACCACATCAATAATTTTTCACACCCAAAATAATATTCTCTCACATAAGTAATGAACAATTTAATTAAAACTATACATACACCAAATGGAAAACTGGTTATTTCTGTTGTTTTGGGGATTGGGTTGGCTAGTTTATTCAGGAAAATATGCACCGGCAGAAACTGCATAGTATTCAAGGCGCCAGATTTTAACGAGGTAGAGAAAAATATATATTCACATAACAATAAATGTTATAGATTTGAAAAACAATCCGTTTCTTGTGGGTCAGATGGAAATGAAATTGAAACTTAATAAATAATTAATATTAAATTAATATTCAATAATTAATGCGTATGTTGTTGTAATTTATTGATACTTACTTATAATATATGAACGGAGCAACCGATATAGATGCACTACCTTTATTTCACCAATCAACTGAAGTTGACAACGGGCAAACGGCACAGTCAAATAACACACAACAGATGACGCAACAACAAATGAACCAGTTCGTATCGGGAATTCAAAAAGCAAGTGCTTCTGGGTCTATTGCTTTGCCGTCTAGAGATATTCCTCAATCTCAATCACATATTACACACGACCAACAAATAAAACCAAATTATATAGAACCAGTAGATGTTAGACAAAACACACCCGATTATATTTCTAACGATGTTTCGACCGAAGAAGTTATAAAGCATCAGGGAAACAAAGAAGATACAATAAATAAACTAAACGATTTATATGAAAATTTGCATACTCCAGTGCTTTTAGCTATATTATTCTTTCTATTCCAGCTTCCAGTAGTCCGCAATAAAATATTCACATTTGCACCTAGTTTATTCAATCCAGACGGAAATCCTAATATCACTGGATATATAATTAACAGTGTCCTGTTCGCTTTATTGTATTATGCAATTTCAAGTGTAGAAAAGTATTTAGCATCATAATACTTTAATTCAACTTACATTATAGTACAATTTGTATTACTACTAGTTTTCATAATTATATTCCTCTTCTTCTAACTCGGAACAATGTCCGTCGTTTTCGGGCACCGACGTATCATTTTCGGATACTCTATTAGATTTATATAGAGACCGAATTAAGGTATAATGTTCAGACCACATGTCGGTTGTTAGATTGACGCAGTTTTCTTTTTCGTCTTTACGTATAATTATACACGTTCCGTATATTTTTCGAGTTTTGGTTGATTCTGGAAATTGATATTTATTTTCATTACTAGATCTACTTTTATTTTTCCCCCATATTTCTATTATAAACTTTTCGTTATTGATATTATTCGAGTAAGTTTGCATTTTTTCAAAATATTGAGGTGTTTTAAATCCACATTTCGAACATAATTCTTCTTTCGTGAAGTTAGCGATAGAGCTTTGTCTGATATTTCCTTTAACATTTATCAACAAGCAATTCATTAATTGTAAATGGCATATAGTTTTAAATAGTTATTTTTAATTAAATTAGTTAAAACTATAGGTTATTTTAAATATATACATAATATGTTATACGATACACTTATAAATATACTAATGTCGTTTTTATTAATATCACTGATACATTATTTATACAATTTTTTCTCTCCTAGAGCGGTACTATCTAAGACAAATAATATACAGAAAAATAATAAAAATGCAAATAATGATATACTAGAAATCATTAATACTATAACGAATTCTGATAAAGACCCCCATTACGTAGAAGATACCGTTATTGTAGAGGACCCACCGATAAATATGGAAAACGAACTCGACGATTTTCTAAAAAATCTTAATTAGAATAATACTGTATTATTTAAAAGTTATACAGTCGTTTCTCCTTTATACAGTTTCCGTGATGGTCATATACCCAGACCAGTTTTTGTGCAATCGTTCTTTATTAATAACGCAACCGTCTCATTGCATAAATCCGCAATAAACTTTCTGAAGGTGTATAAGTATATTATAATTATAATATACTTATAATTAACTCAATTTTAATAGAATTATTAATTATTTATTTTTAAATTTATCTCAAGAAAACGGTAGATAATTTATAAACATCTTATTTAAATGATTACGACGCGACTTCATACCGAGGTTCAATATATATTTGATGCATACAATAAACGCATATATTTGCATTTATTCTCATCCAGTGTGTAAGATTGATTATTGTATGTATTGTGTTTTATGAACTCGTCGTCCATTAAATAATCCATGTTTATATGCATATTATTCAATAATTAAAATATCACTTCGTTTAATAAAATAAATAGTGCAAATGCTCATTGCGAAATTTTATACGAAAAATATTACGAAAATAAATAATATATAAGCACAATGCCGTATTTTAAGGAGGCGGGCAACCAGAAACTGTTGAAATGCTAAATCCACTAACTGAAATAATCGTTCCTTGACCACCACATTCAATGGTTCCTCTACTAATAGTTCCATTATTTGTAATGGATGTATAAATAGTACCAGTTGCATATACATAAATAAATCCTCCTACATTGTTATTTATTGACCCGAGCGAAACATCGGATGCCATGGACCGTCTATCCATAATACCAGACGGTATTTGTATAATTCCGTAATTATTAATTTTTCCTTGTGATTTACTCGCAAATAAACCCCTTGTGGTAATATTTCCACTTGACTTATTTACGAAGTCCGAAGAAGTATTGTAGCAAATTAAGGAGACAGAGTCTATCTTTCCAAAGTTATTAAATATCCGTGCTGATTGAATCGTGCCCTGAGTTTGGGTTATAGTACCATAATTATTAATAATACCACTAGTATTATTATTATTAGCACTACCAGCCTTTATATTAAAGATAGTCCCGCCAGTTTGAGTTATATTACTATAATTATTAAGCGTATAAAAATCAACTTTACCCCCCGAGATAAATATATTACCATAATTATTAAACGTGGTATTAGGGAGGTTGGCCTCGCAATTAAAGTAAATTTTTCCAGTAGCATTGTTTGTAAAAATACTAAATACATAAAGTCCGGGGCTAATAGTAGTCCTACTATCAAACGTTGTATTGTCTGACATAGTCAATTCTCCGTTCTGTATAAATTGACTTCCCGTCATTGATACAGCTGCACCACCCCATATAATTATTCCACTTATATTATTTGTAAAAATACTGTACGAAATGTTGATTGCCCCATAAAGTAGATATGGTATCACCCCGTCAGGGTCAATATAAGGCATAACTTCAAATTTTCCATTGTTTATAACCACGGAATTCGTTTGGTAATTTATTAAGTATTGCCCGATTGCCGTAATATTAGACGTACTTCCAGTCGTAATAGTAGAATTGTTCAAGTATAAACTACCATGAAATATGGAAATCGTCGCCGTGTCTTCGTTTGATAATGCGGCACCAGAATATATTTGCATTAGACCACCAATGATGTTTTCAACATCTGGTGATCGATTAATTTGGATGTGTCCGTTAATTTTGTTTATAATTTTAGAATTATATCCAGAAGAGTGAAGTATTCCGTCAAGTATAAAAATAATACCACCCGCTATGTTTATAATACTCCCATCAGACAACACAGAAAGTTTACTGTTTTTGAAAATATTTATTGTACCAGAATTTATAATATTACTAGATGCTCCTGTAAAAATTTGACAACCAGAAATAGGCATCGTGATTATCCCATTATTTGAGAGAGTACTGCCTGCCTTAATACCACACGAAGTAACATCGGCGATTAACTCTTGACAATTGAGAACAGTATAATTATCAAGTTCATACGCGCCGTTTATGTTTTGTGCAATTTGACTTAAATATATTATTTCGCACATCGTAGGAATTTCTACAGTTACCGTATATGTATCAGATACACCACTAGTGTCATTCGCTGTAGCAGTTATAATCACGTCACCAGCGCCCACACCAGTAACTTTACCCATTGAGTCTACAGTGGCAAAATTATCATTGTTAGACGACCACGTTATGCCAGCGTTTGTCGCGTTTAGAGGTAAAACCGTTGCACCTAATTGTATTTCTGTGCCAGTA